CAATCAAATAAACCCATTAAATAAAACGGCGATATCATTCCTTAATCATTACCAAATATTCTGGCAATATCTTCGGCTGATACATTATCTTCATCAACATCATTCATTTCAAAGTAATTTTCATATTCCTCACAATCAATCTCATCCATCTTTGCAGTTAGCATATATAAACCTTCTCTATAAACATCAACCATATATTGCCCGCCAAAACTTTCATTCAAATCCAAATGGATATCCTGAGGTATTTTATTATTTACACACATCGCATAAGTTGCCAATGCGCCTGTATCAATATTCAAATTATAATCATTCATACAAATCTTTGCCTGATACTTATATCCATTTACTTCCTCATTATAAATAACACCATAATCCAAGTTTTTGTTGTTGTATAAATTTATCATAGCGATTTCCTTTCTTTGATTTGCTATTTTTATATATCTATATTATATTCAATTTTTTATCAATGTATAATTTTATTTTGAGAGTGAGTTTAAATATTCCAACTCAAACAATACCTTTAACTGGCTAATAGTTGGGATTGTGTGTTGTGAGGTTAAATCATAATAAACTCTTGCCAAGCTAAAACCCATTTCAGGTATTTCATTGCCATTTAACTTATCCAAAGATAAACCATTCTCTTTACACACATCAACCAATACCTTATCAAACTCATAAAACTTAAATTCAGGGAGGATGTGTGAATTACTTTCTAAATCATCCACATCAATATCACTATACTCATTCCAAAAATCAAACTCATTATTCACCACAAAACCCATCATCTCATTTTTACTTTCAAAGTAATGGCGTTTGATCTTTGTTCCCTCAACATCAAAACAACTATCATCACCACGAACTTCAATATTCATAATTTCTTCAATGTAATACATAATTTTTTCCTTTATCTTTCTTTGTTTTGTATTTTTTGTGTTAGGATTTTTAATCCTTATATATATAATTATATCCTAACTTTGCTTTTTTTACATTTATTTTTACTTTTTTTTAATTATTTTACGTTGATTGATGTTGTTTAATTAAATCAATGATTTTACCAACCAACACACTATCACCCATAATATCTTCATCACTTAATAACTCGGCCAATTCATCCTCATTATATAAATCATCCTGCCACGTTTCACCCGTCGCATCACATCGGCTAATATCCAACCCATTCCACGCCTCATCATCCCAATAATCCCATATATCCAGTCCATTTTCAATTGCCTTATCAACATTAAATACATTTTCAGGCGCTTCATCAACATTTGCCATCAATACTTCCTCAGGCGGGATATTAAATTTTACCCATGCTTTTACTTCAAACTCATAATCAATCATCTTTACATTACTCATAGCTTATATTACCTTTCTTTGATTTGCTATTTTTTATTTCCTATATATAATTATATCATTACTTGTCAATTTGTATAATTTTTTTTCACTTTTTTTTACCTTATAAAGGTTGCCAGTCCAAATCCCCTTTATAATCATGGCGGTAATCATTTATAACGTGATCAATCGCACACCAATCAATACCACAATTCGGATATATACACACATCATTACAAATTATATCAAACCTAAAATCATCAAGGCTGATATTTAACGCATTTGCCATATCCGCTTGTATTTCCAACATCCATGTATTATGATGGCCAAGTAATACCTTCTTAAATTCCTCAAAATTTTCCATGTTAAAGTAAAAATCACTTAGTCCATCTTGCCCTTCAATCAACCTACATTTAATAACATGGCCTTCAATAATACTCTCAAAAAATACCCCTTTATTATCATTCAACATTTCATACTTATTCATAGCTGTCTCCTTTTTGTTTTGCTATTTTTTAGTTCCTATATATATATATGCACTGACATGTGATTTTATAAAATTATTTTCACTTTTTTATCAATTATTTTCCAGTCCATATTTCAAAATTTATATCCAATTTTTTTACCTATATATATTATAATCAAATTACCGTCAATGTATAATTTATTTTTAATTTTTTTTTTTGGACTGGCCTTAAACTTCAACGCCAAGGCAGCGCGCCATATCACATATATAAGTCCAAATTTTCTTTAATTCATCTGCGCTATTTTTATTATTAATAACAAATCTACAATCAACATGCTCCGATAAATCATCATCATTCCAGTCATCCATCCACATTACATTCGGCGTCATTTCAAACATATAACAATTGTCATGCATTTTACTCCATTCCACAGTATAAACATTACACCTATTTTTCAAAAGCATATTTTTTAAGTCCTTCGCATATCTTCCATTATCATTAATGCTTGCACCGATGAGAAGGTTTGAGTCATTTTCAAATGTGATTGTTTTTTCCATAATATTTTTTCCTTTGTTGTTGTTTCCTATATATATATATTAAGCAACTTTGCTTTCTTTTACATTTTTTTTCATTATTTTTATTTTTTTTTATGGACTAAGTCCAACATTTTTCCGACGGTTTAATACGCAATAATAGTAATATTTTCAGTCAGAATTTCATTCCTAAAACCGTCATACTCAAACTCATCCCAACTCATTCGGACTGAGTCCACTATGAACATGCTATCTCCTCCCCACTCCGACCTTAATTCTACATTTAGGTAAAACGGAATTCTCAAATTACAAAATAATTCCAGTCCATTTTGCCAATCACCTTCACGGTCAGATGTGAAGTAAGGTGATAGAAAATCTCGGTCATGCTCATTAAGAGTTAGGAAAATATTTGTCACCAGTCCAGGCGCTGAGCCATTTTCATGCCAATATGTGAATAATTCTTTTGCCGTTGTTGTATCCATCTTTGTCTCCTTTGTGTTTGATGGTGTTTTTTACCAGTCCAATTTTTTTTTGGTGTTGTTATTTGATATATATATTATAGTAAAATTCTTGTCAATGTATAATTTTTTTTAATTTTTTTTTTAGGTCTTAGTCCAACTTTTTTTTGTCCGTTAATTGTGTAAATTTTGCGCTGTCAGTTTTTAATTTAATTTTTTGATTTTTTATCCAGTCCATTTTTGTTGCTGTCCGTTTTTTATATATATATTATATGAATAAATCTGTCAATGTATAATTTATTTTTAATTTTTTTTTAGGTCCAGTCCATTTTTTTTGTTGGTGTCAGTTTTTTTATCCAGTCCAAAATTTATACCTCCAATCCGTCCGATATATATATTATATAAAATAAACGGACAATGTATAAAAAACTTGTCAAATTTTTTAAAAAAAAATCGGTCTGTCAAGCCTAAGGCCCTGTCCGTACTATAAAATTGTTTCGGACCGACGCCAATGAGCTCCAGTAACTTGTAATTGCACATCAGTAAGTAGAAAATCAATATAACGAATATAACTGAAAGGGAATTGGGGTGAAGGGGGCCAGGGCTCGAAAAGAAAATTGGGGAAATTGATTTGCCTGTGTGATTCGATGAAAAAAAATTTTTGCAGAAACGGGGGAACTTTTGCCCTTACATATATTTTCAGTTCATCAGATGTATATTCAATGGGGGTGGAAGGTTGCAGAATGTTCCCTGTTTAATTTTGTTTTATTGGGCTATATGTTTTCATATGTTTTTGTTAAAGATAAAACGGTGATATATTTTCGTGATTGTGCTGATAGGTGTGTGATCGAAATGCGGGTAAAAGAAAACCCGGTTGGAGGGCCGGGCTTTCAAAAGAAAAATGGGAGGATTTCATCATCCTCATTGCAAGTTGTTGTTGTAGTTGTCGTGAAGGTGCTTCGCTTATATTGTGTTGGGGGTGTGACGCCCCGGAAGAATATTTAAACCTAACAAATCTTTTCGAAAAGAACCTTGGGATCATTGAACACCAATGAAATTACGTAACGACCAAGGCTTGGTAAAGTTGGAAGCTCAGATTTCTTTCTTTAATTTTCGAAGCTTTGTTAAAGCTTATGTATTAATTATATGTGTGCTTTTTATTTTGTATAACAAAAATTAAATTTATTTTTGATGATTTTTTTTGATAATATTTTCATGAACCCATGGGAGTGGTAGTAAGCCGATGTACTGAAAGAGGTTTGTTTCGGGTGTGAGTTGGTCGAAGTTTATCCACCTGTGTGAGGGCGCCTCGGCTGTGCCGAGTTGTTCATTGAGGTAGTCGAGTGGATCGTCGCCTTCGATGTTTTCGATGAGCCAGTGCATGGCTTCTTCTTTTGCTCCATGGAAAGCGTAATTATATGCCTCTTCCTCAGTGAAGCTTTTGCCTTCTTGATCTTTTGTATCGCAGAAATCTTCGTATTCACGATCATATGCCATGCAAACGAGGCGTTCAATGGGTGAAGTTTTGCCGTTTGATGTTTTGACGTTCCAATCTTTATCAATTTGGGTGATATCGTCGATCATTGCTGCGAAAAATTGTTCAAGGTTATCCATTGTGTAGTAGCTCATATTTTCTCCTTTTTTGTTTTGATGTTTATAAGTATATTATAAAATCGTGAAATGTAAAAAAAGAGAAAAATATTTTTTTAAATTATTTTGCCTTCCTTGCGGAGTTGCATTCTGCCTTTCTGTGTGCGAAGTAAATCAAAGTATAGTGCATTGGGATGGAGCCATGTGCCTTGTTTGTATGCCAATTTTTCTTCGGGTGTGAGGTTTGAGTTTTGAATGTACCAGTGTGTGCGGATTTGCATTTTTCTGCTTGTTTTAAATTGTGGTTCATCTGGTGAGTTTTCGCCATCGTATCCTAATTTATCAAGTTGGGCTTTTATTTTTGGGTGAACGATGTGTTTGTTTACGCCACATGCGTTATGAATAACATATTCTTTCAGGCATAGGGGAATTTCTTTCTCGTATATGTTTTGTAAATGAATTATGTTATCGATAACTCTTTGAGCTCTTCCAAAAGAGCCTAATACAATCTTGGGATTGCTTTTCCATGCGTTATAGATAATGTTTTGTTGTAGCATTGATCCGTGATGGAATAGGTTTGCTGGCATTCCGTTTTTGCTTTTGGAAGAGTAACCATCTTCTTTCCACTTTTTGTTTACGAGATCGCTTTCGAGATATCTCTTGTACATATCTTTGAGAAAGGGCAAGCAAACTGGGCCTAATTTATAAGGAGCACGAATAAGTATTTGCTGATACGTATGTTTAAATGCTTCCCATTGTGTTGGATTTAAGTTAAACAATTCTTCATATAGCTTTGGATCTTGCCTTCCGCGCCATTTTGGATCTTTGCCTAAGCGAGGAAGTGTTATGATTCCCCAGCTTCTATGTGCGAATTCTTGTTCAACCTCAAGCATTTCAGCTATTGGCCCCAAGATGAACATATCATCTTCAAGCATTAATATATTTGTGTAGCCTTTATCTTCGAAGTATACAAAAGGAGATTGATCACCCGACATTTTGTACATGTTTATTGTTTCTTTGCCTTGTTCTGATAAATCCAAAACCTCAGCGACTCTTGCGTTAATATCGCTCATCTTTAAAACGTTGTTGGGTATAAAGTTCGGGTTGTTGTGTTTGGCTACAATATTCTTAATATCTTGTGAATCAACAACTCGATCATCAACAACAATAAAAATGTCGTGATCAATTTTTCTTTTGTAATAAAACGTTTCGATTTGTATATCTAACAAATCCTTTCTACTTAGCAGTATGTATGCACAGTGCATATGTGTATTCCTTTCTCTCTCGGATGATTTTAATTTAGTTTTTTTGCGTCCTTGTTAAACGTCCAAAGCCACATTTCTTCGAGGCCTTTTGGATTAAGAACAAGCACTTTTTGTGGATTGATTTGTTTGATGATAAGAACAACAATGTGCGGATCATCTGCCATCCATACTGAATAGAAAGGATCATGAACTTCCCATAATTCTCCTTCTTTTGGGTCGTGATGGAATATCTGCACATCGAATTTGCTCATGAGATCGGGCACCTTCCGGGCGACATGCCGTGAATGTTTTTAGGTGCGGTTGCATTTTCTCTCTCTGCGAGGCCTTTAAGATCAGATGGTGTTTCCGGGCCCCATTCATTTGTTACATATAGATAACGTTCTTTTGTTTCTGCAGGGCTTTTGCTTAAATCCCCATATAATTCAGTTATTGTAAAACAATGTTTTGCTGTGAGCATTTTCGTGATTCTTAAAGCCATCTCTCTATTTAGTTCGTGTAATTGCATTTCGAAGCTTACCATGTTAAATCTCCTTGGTTTCTTTGTTGTAATTGTTCGTATTCATATGAAGAACAGGCAACAATTTGCCATTCTCCTGTATCCCAGTTTCTGTTGTGCCCACATATATCGTAAAATGTTTCGTAGTATTTAAATTCTTGGTATGAATATAAACAATATTCATCAGAACAATGTGTATCAGCACTATATCTTTTTGTGTAAAATTCTGTTTTTGTTAATCTTCCGCCTGAAGTATAACATTGTGTATAGTTTTTCAGCTCTCTTTCACCTTCTTCGTTCAATTCCCATGTTTGGTAGGTTAAACCAATATCAGGGCATAATGCTTTGATTTGCCACTCGTGATATTCCTCAATGAATGATGATAGAGAATCTCCGTTTGTTTCTGTATCAATTATTTCACCGCATCCGATTAAACACATAAGCGCAAAAAGAAAATTAAACAGAAGCAAACGTCGTGATTTCATGCGAATGGATCCTTTCCTGCTTTGCGTGCTTCATTGGCCCAAGATGCGCCGCCGTTGGATTTTCCGGTATATCCACTATTGTACCAACCTCCACCTTTCAGCGCAAAGTTTTTGCAGAAATCTGTTGCTAATCTTTCACAAGATGTTCCACATTGTGGGCAAGGTGCTGGTTGATCATGCTCATCCATCGGTCGCCTGAATATAAATTCTCTTTCTTCACATTCTTCATTTGTACATGCATAACGGTAAGTGGCCATTTTTTCTCCTTATTTTTTTATAAATTAGTATTAGTAGATATAATTATATACGTAAATATCATTTTATAAATAAAAGGAGAAAAAAATTATGAGTGAAGATCAAATAATTGATTCTGAGGTTGATGTTGTTGAAGAAGAGCAAATTCATAAATGTGATGAGCATTGTGAAGAACCTTGCCCAGATCGACCAAAAAGAAAATATGTAAGAAAAGATCCAACAAAAAAGATAAAAAGAAAGAGAAGTGCTGAACATAATGCAAAGATTGCTGAAGCTTTGAGGGGAAGATCTCTCGATCCTGCACATCGTGATGCAATTGCGCAAAGTATGATTGGTAATCAGAACAGAGGTAAATCATGAAAGCAAACGCGTTAAATGAATTGATTGGTACTGCAGGAGGGCGAAGAGCTCTTTCAGCAGCATCCCCTATATTTTTTGATAAATATTATTTAAAGATGTCGCCAGCAGATCATCGTTCAAACTGGTTGAATACAATTGATAGGCTGGAGAAAGAAGCAAAAGAAAGCGGGCAAAAAAAGAAGTTGCTTGTATTATCCCCAAGATCACATGGTAAATCATTACTTTCAGCATCATATGCTTTAAGGAAAATTTGTTTGGATCGAAATGTGAGTATTCTGTTTATCTCTGCATCATCAGGCCAAGCTGAGAAGAGAGTTCGTTTGATAAAAACATTTATGGATTCAGAAGTTGTTCAGCAAGATTGGTGTGGCGAAGGTTGTATACCATTTGATGGAGGCTCCGCGAAGTTTACTGCAACACAAATATACGTTCAGCGTGATGGAAAATCTGTTGATCCTACATTGGAAGCTGTTGGTGCAGGTGGATCTATAACTGGTGCGCACGTTGATGTGGTTATCATTGACGACTTGGAAGATGAAAGAACATGTGCTTCAGCCGGCGTTCGCCAAAAAACAAGAGATTGGTTAGCTGCAACTGTAACACCTATCTTAAATCAGGGTGGTTTGATGTTGGTAATTGGTACGAGAAAACATGAAGATGATATATATGGCCACATGATAAACGACCCAACGTTTGAAGTTATTGAAGAAAGTGCGATACTTAAGTGGCCAACTCATTATGAATATGTTGTTGATAAGATGGATAGCGGACGTGAAGTGCTGAAAGATGTTAAAACTTCAGGTGATGAACAGGTTTTATGGCCTGCATTCCGTGATATCAAATATCTTCTTATGGAAAGGCGTTCAATGGGTTCAACTTTATTTGAGCGAGAAATGCAGAATAAAGTTATTGCAGCTGAAGATAGTGTTATTAAAGGTGATTGGATTCAGGAATGCAAAACAAGTTCATACAGTTTCGATATGCCACCACCGCAGTTAGATCTTTCAAAATGTATAGTTGCTCAAGGATGGGATTTAGCGATTGAATCTGATGCAAAGAAAGCAGCTAAAAATGATACGGATTATACTGTTGGTTGGACGATTGCCAAAGATCCTAAAACAGGAATATATTGGGTGTTGGATTGTTTTAGGGGCAGAGGATTAACACAACAGCAAATCATGGATGAGATTGTGAAGATGTATAACAAACATAGAGAATATATTCGTCGTGTTGCTGTGGAGAAAAACTCTTTTGGTGCATTGCATGTTTCATCACTTATGAAAGATACAGATTTACCTGTGCGCGGTGTGAACATGACGAAAAAGAATTCTTTGAAAATAAAAATTCACAGGCTTGCAGTTTTATTTGAAAATAAAATGTTTAGGTTGCCATATATGGATGAAAGCTGCAGAAGATTTATTGATGCTTTTGAAGAAGAAGCTATATCATTTCCATTTGGGAAGCATGACGATACTTTAACATCACTGAAATGGGCTGTTGAAGAAGTTGATTCAAACAGTGGAAATTATAGTGTTAGCTTTGGTAAAGATCAATATGGTGCTGATGGGGAATTGATTGAAAGAAAAGGTGCAGCAAAAACGCTTGATGATTTTTGGATGCAGTTCCGTGCCTCTGATGATTGGGAAGAACATGCCGATCCTAATTATTTCAGTGATAAAAAAGATAATTAAGTTATTTAAGTTATTTAAGTTCGAATTAAGTTGATTTAAGTTATTTAAGTTAATTAACTTGATTTAAGTTATTTTTTATGTACAGCTACTTTTTTTGAATATAAAAAAACCTCAGCTTTTGGGCCAAGGTTTTAGTAGATAGAAAATTGATCTCTGTTTTATTTTTATTTTTGGTGTATATGTTTTTATATGTTTTGCCAGAAGTTTTAACAGAAACAAACGTCGTGATTCTGGCATATATGTTTAACCTTCAGCAACGACCTCCTCTTTAGGTTGAACAAATAAACTAACTGCTTCGTGAAGAACTGATGCATCTTTGAGTGAGTATACACCTGCTTTTTGTGCAAGCATAACACCTTCAAGTAAAATCTTCAATCCTTGAATTTGCTGAAGGGTTAATTCCATTTTTGGTTCTGTTGAATCATTCATATTTTTCTCTCCTGAAATTTAATTAATTAATGATTTTATATCTACTGATACTGAAAATAAATAAAGAGATCTATAACTACATTATGTTTATTACTTTATTCTATTCTTAAGATATACATCTGATAGCTGAGGATAATTAGTAGTTATATAGATCTCTTTAATTATATATATTATAGATAGTATGAAACTTATAAATTAATTACATAAAAATTTATTTTTATTTATTATAGTAGTTATAAGTATATGATTTATTTAAGATTTTATTTAAGTTTCGTACCTCAACTTAAAACAACTTAAATAAAAATTAAAATAATTTGTAATTTATAGTATAGATAGATATATATAATAGATAAGATAGATAATTATAAGATAGATATAATACTTCAGTAAGCGAGAGCTCTTCGATCTCTCTCTATTTATATACTATACTTAATTTTCAGTTTGTAAAATTTTTTTTTAAAAAAAAGAAAGTTAGAGTATAATTATATCTGATGCATAAAAATATTTTACAAGTTTCAGTTAACACATATAATATTAAATAGATATAATTAGTAGGTAAAAATAAATTGAAGTTACATTCAGATTTCAACAACAAGATAGTTAATTACTTAAATAAAGATTTTACTGAAGTAGAAAGTTCTTTATTGAAGGCCTACTTCTATTCATCAGAAGATGAATTATTACTTGTTAAATTTGAGAACTCAGAAGATATATATTATTACAATCTTCCCAAGAATATTTTTAGAAGCTTTCTTTGTTCAGATAGTAAAGGATCTTTCTTTGCTCGAAAAATAAAGAAGGCATACCCTTGGAAGAAGGTTGATCACGACATCATTCAAAAAGCGCAGCCTCTTTCTGTTAAAGGGGAGCAACTCGCTTAGAGTTTTTTTGGATCTTGAACCATGGTTTCACAAAAAATTTAATTGATTAAGGAGTTATAATGGCCATTTCATACAGAACACGTAAATTTTCAATACCTTTGAAGGTTAATAAAGTTAAAGAGGAAGTTAAAATTAACTTAGCTTCAGTCGATCTCGATGGAGAAACAATCACACTTACAGATCTTGCTGATAGTGTTGATGTTGTTCTTGCTTTTGATTCTGCTTCAAGTGTATTTGATGGATCACTTAATGGTGCCAGCCAAGTTATTGTTGGTATCAAAAACATTTCAGATAAAAAAGAAATTGCAAAGAGAGCAGTTGCAGCATACGCAGCTCATGAAGCACCTGATACCCTTATTTTAGGTTATGGTGATGATCACATTTCAGTTAAGCAAACTGTTGCTGGTGATGTTGTTTCAGCTGTTGTTTCTGATGCATTAAAGCTTGTAATCGAAGAAGTCGCTGCAGGTTCTGATGGTGATGTAAATCCTGATATTGTTGCAGGAGCAGCTACTTTGGTTGTTGATAGCAGTAACTTAGGATTTAATCCTGCACTTGATACACTTAAACTTCAAGTTAACTGTAATGATTTTGAAGGCGCAGGTGCTGGAAGATTTGATGTTGCAGTTCGTCCAGCAGGCTCAGAAGTATATGCAGATGCAGCAGATGATAATGTTGCAGGAACCGACGTGGTAATTGTTGGTGGCCAATCAAACTCAATTGTATTTGATGGTGTTAAGGTTGTTCTTTCAGGCGTAACAGGATCAGATGCAAATGTTTACCTTACATTTATTTCTGAGGAGGTTAAATAATGTCGATTAAATACGCAAGTATATCCCAGGGCACATCCCTTGAGCCCGGGTTAATACAAGTTGCAACAGTTGCAGAAGCACTTGCCGGAACAAATGAGTTCAAGGCAATTACACCTGCATTGCTCGAGCAACGCTTAGCCCAGCTTGTTGGTGAAGCACCTGAAGCTCTTGATACATTAAAAGAACTTGCTGATGCTATTAATAGTGATGAAAATTTCTTTCAAACACAAGCAGCAGCAATTGCTGATTTACAAACACAAATCAATACACTCGCAGGCGGCGATTTAAGTGGCCTACAAGATGAAATTGATGATACACAAGTAGGTGCCGGTTTAGGAACTGATGGTAGTTATACAGCACCTTCAGGTTCAAATTATTTAGGTTCAGCAACATCTTTGAAAGATGCTGATAGTAAATTAGATGCACAAATAAAAACAAACGCAGATGCAATAGCTTCAATGGGAAGCGGGAATATTGCAGCACTTCAAGCAGAAGTTGATTCAATTGAAAGTTCTGTTGGTATTGGAACAGATGGTTCGTTTACTGCACAAAGTGGTAATTACATCGGTTCAGCAACTTCTGTTCGTGGTGAAATTTCTGCACTTGATACGCAAATTAAAGCTAATGCAGATGATATTGCAAACTTGGCATCTTCATCTGCAATTACAGCACTTCAAAGTGAGCTTGATGCTTCACAAAGTGGTGTTGGTTTAGCAAGCGATGGTTCACATGTTGCAAGAAGTGGTTCAAACTATATTGATTCTGCAGCTTCTGTTGTAGGTGAGATAACACTTCTCGATGCGCAAATAAAAACTAATGCGGACGCAATTGCGTTAAAAGCAGATGCATCCTCGTTATCCGTTTACGCAACTGAATCAGATTTAACTTTAGCAGAAGCAGATATTGCAACCAACACATCAAACATTGCAACAAATGCAAGTGATATTAGTTCGCTTGAAACACTTGCTGATACACATGAAACATCTATTGGCTTAAGTGCTGATGGATCATTTGCTGCAAATACAGGTGGTAATTATATTTCAGGTGCTTCTTCAGTACGTGGAGAAATTAATGCTCTTGATACACAACTTAAATCAACGCAAGATGATCTTGATACTCTTGAAGCAACTGTTTCAGGTTTAGGTGGAAATAACCAGGCAGAAGTTGATGCTATTGAAGCAAGTGTTGGAATTGGAACTGACGGATCTTATACAGCGCCTTCAGGTACAAATTATATTGATAGTGCAACAAGTGTTAGAGATGAGATTGTTAAATTAGATACACAGGTTAAAAACCGTGCAGATAGTATTGCAACAAACGCATCAAATATTTCAACAAACACTTCAAATATTGCATTGAAAGCAGATAGTTCTACAGTTTCAGCTATCTCTACAGAATTAACAGCAACTCAGGCAGCTGCTGGATTCAATACAGATGGAACTTATTCTGCACATAGTGGAAGTAATTACATTGATAGCGCAACTTCAACAAAAGGTGCTTTAGGTTTATTGGATGCGCAAGCTAAAACAAATGCTGATGATATTACAAACCTTGAGGCAACTGTAGCAACTATTACTTCTTCAGGTGATAGCAACAGTGATGCTATTGATGCATTGCAACTTGAGTTAGATACAACACAAACTGGTGCCGGCCTAAGTGGAACTGGAGCTTATACAGCTCCTGGCGCTTCGAACTATCTTGGAAGTGCTACATCATTAAAGGATGCTGATAATAAACTTGATGCTCAAATCAAAATCAATGCAGATGCAATTGCACTTAAAGCTTCTTCAAGTGATTTATCTTCAGCTGTTGCAGATATTGCAACCAACACATCAGATATTGCAACCAATGCTTCTAACATCTCAACAAATGCTGGAAACATTTCAACAAATACTTCCAATATCTCGACGAATACTTCAAACATTGCACTTAAAGCGGATAGCTCAACAGTTAGTGCAATATCTACTGAGCTTACTGCAACTCAATCTTCTGTAGGCCTTAACACAGATGGAACATACTCTGCTCACAGCGGAAGTAATTACATCGATGGCGCAAGCTCTGTTAAGGGTGCATTAACCTTGCTCGATACACAGATTAAGGATAACGCAGATGATATTTCAACTAATTCTGGAAGTATTTCTACAAATGCATCTGATATTGCTGCTCTTGAAACTCTTGCAGATACTCACGAAACAGCATTAGGCCTTGCAGTTGATGGTACTTATCAAAGCAGAAGTGGCTCCAACTATTTAGATAGCGCAACATCATTACGTGGTGAGATTACATTACTTGATGCTCAAGCTAAAACTAATGCTGATGCGATTTCAACAGAAGTTACTAATCGTCAAAGTGCAGTTGCTGGTGTTTCTTCAACAGTTTCTACATTACAAAGTGAAGTTGATGCTACGCAATCAGGCGCTGGCTTAGGAACTGATGGAAGTTATACAGCAAACTCTGGTATGAATTATATTGCATCTGCTTCAAGCCTTAAAGATGCTGATGAGAAATTGGATGCACAAATTAAGTTAAATGCAGATGCAATCGCTTCTAATGATAGTGATATATCTTCTATAAACACCAGTTTGGCTTCTAAGGCATCTTCTGCATCTGTAAGTAGTTTACAAACAGAAGTTGATGGGATAGAAACGGCAGTAGGTTTAAGCTCTTCTGGAGCATATGTTCCTCATAGTGGATCAAACTATTTGGATGGTGCATCTACAGTTAAGGGTGCATTAACCTTACTTGATACACAAGCTAAATCTAACGCTGATAATATTTCTTCAAATGATACTGATATATCAAACCTTCAAGCTTTGGCAGATACTCATGAAAGCTCAATCGGTTTAAATACTGATGGTAGCTATACTGCTTTAACTGGAAACTACAACACAGCATCAACTCTTAAGGGAGCAATTGCTGGTGTAGATACACAAGTTAAAACAAACGCAGATGCTATCGCTCTTCGTGCAACATCTTCAGAGTTGGCAACACTCCAAAGTGAAGTTGATTCAATTGAAAGCGCTGTAGGATTGGCAACAGATGGAACATTCGTTTCATTCACAGGCCAAAACTACCTTAACAGTGCATCTTCTCTTAAGGGTGGAATGGAGTTATTGGATGCAGCAATCAAAGCACGCCAAGATAATATTGATTCTGAAGCTTCTACACGTGCATCGCAAGATAATGTTTTAAGTGGTAAGATTGATACTGTTGAAGCAAGTGTTGGATTACAAGCAGATGGTAGCTTAAGTATTACTGGAACAAACTACCTTAACTCATCAACTTCTATCGTTTATGCTCTTGATGTTTTAGATACAAACCAGAAGTTCTTGTCAGATGTTCAAGCAAACATCAGAAATTCTGCAGGATTATCTTCAACAGGAACGCTAACTGCTTATAGTTCAACAAACTATATTTCAGGAAGCCTTAAAGCTGCGATTGAAGCTCTTGATACACAAGTTAAAAGTAATGCTGATGATATTAGTGGCTTAGGTGGAAGCGATCTCGCAAACCTTCAAAGTGAATTGGATGATACTCAAAGTGGTGTTGGATTAGCTACTGATGGCTCACACGTTGCACGCAGCGGAACAAACTATCTCGATAGTGCTACATCAATCGTTGGTGAGATTTCTGCTCTTGATACACAAGTTAAATCAAATGCTGATGCAGTTGCTCTTAAAGCAGCTCAAACTGATATGGATGCTGTTGAAACACGACTTGATTCAATAGAAACACGTGGCGGAGGCATCTTCTGGGATGATAACTCTGCTGATGCTGTTGAAATGGATGGATCACTTCTTATGTTCAAAGCACACCTTGGCCCTTGGGAAATTAACTTTAACGATCTTGTAACAACTAACGTTACTGATTTAGTATTCTACGGAGAAAAAGCTCCTGTTAATGGTGATAAAAACTTTGCAGTTCTTGGTGATGGAAATGTTGAGTTCACAGGAAAATATGCAGGATATCCAATTCCGTAATCGATTTCAATAAGGAATAAACAATGAACGAGAACCTTTCGTATGCAATGAAAAATTTTTGGGAAACAAAATCATCAGATGATATGATTGAAATAAATGCCAAAAGATCTGATACAATCAAAAATTCATGCATATATATGAAAAAGGATACGAGTTCTCGTTCTTACCCATGTAAGATTGAACATGTTTTTGATCGTCTTGCACGCGGACATCTAATTGTTTCAACGCCGAAAAATAGAAACAAAGCTGAGAAAATATTCAAAGGAATTCCTGAGATATTTTTTACAAAATAAATTTAAAAAAACTCAGTTTGGCATATAATTATAGAAGTAACAAATAACTTTTTTTTTGATTTGCAAAAATCAATATGGTTAGCTAACAAATTAATTTAAAAAACTTAAGGAGTAAACATGTCAGCATTACGACCAAATACAAATAAAGGCCACTCACTCGGTTCTTCAACAAAGAAATGGAATGAATTGCATGTGGGTGATGTTCTTGCAGAAACATTAACAACAACTGGAAACGTTGAAATTGCAGGTAACCTAACAGTTACTGGAACACAAACTTCATTGCAGGTTTCAACTGTTGAAGCTGAAGATCCTATGATCAAGCTTGCACGTAACAACAGTGGAGACGTTCTTGATATTGGTTTTTATGGCCAATCAAATGATGGATCCGATAAGTATCATGGTATTGCACGTGATGCGGACGATGGAAAATTTTATCTCTTTAAGGATTTAAGCTCTGAGCCTTCAACAACAATGCCTACACTTTCAGCAGGCAATAAAGCAACAATCGTTGCAAACATTGAAGGTGATATCACTGGTGATATGACGGGTAATGCTACAAGCGCAGACAAATGGTCAACTTCACGTCTTGTTGAATTTACAGGTGGAGATGTTACAGGTAGCTTTAACATCGACGGATCCGACAACGTAAGTTCTGTTGCTTTAACAATCCAGAGCAACTCAGTAGAAAACGGAATGATTCAAAATCCTGGCCTTTATGTTGGTGAAAGTGGCGGAACTCCTGCTATTATCAACTTAGGTAGTTCACTCCAAATAGGCGGAACCGCGAATGAAGTTGAGGTTTCATATTCACCCGGTGAATTTACCATTGGTTTACCTTCAACAATCAGCGGTTTAACTTCTGTTTCTGCTACTGGATTTACTGGTGCACTTACTGGTAATGCTTCAACTGCATCAACTCTTGAAACTGCAAGAACAATTCAAATCAGTGGTGATGTTGCAGGTAGCGCATCATTCGACGGATCTGGGGATATTAATATCGCAGCAACAATCCAAGGAAGTTCTGTAGATAATTCAATGCTTGCTAACAATGGCCTCGACATTTATGTTGATGGTGTTTCACAAGAAAGAGTTCAACTCGGTGAGAAGCTTGATTTCAATGGAACAGCTTCGCAGGTTTCTGTTGCTTATAGTGCTGTTGATAATGATTTAACATTCAGCCTTCCTTCTACAATTAACGTAGATACAAGTGGAAACGCAGCAACAGCTACTGCTCTTGAAACTGCAAGAAGCTTTAGCATTAATTCAAGCGAAATCGTTGCTGGAGCTCAAAGCTTTGACGGTACAGGAAGTATAATTTTATCTCCTTCTATTCAAACTGGAAGCGTTGCAAACAGCAAACTTGCTAATAGTGATATTGGATTCGGAAATGGTGTTACTTCTTCTGATATTGCTTTAGGTGGCGACGTGGTAATCCAAGGAACTTCTTCTGAGGTTGAGGTTGGATATTCAGCAGGAACATTTACTATCGGCTTACCTGATACAATTGCTGCTGAATTATCTGGTAACGCATCAACTGCAACTGCTCTTGAAACATCACGTAACTTCAGTATTGGTTCAGGCCCAGTTCAAGCAGCAGCTGTTGCATTTGATGGAACCGGGAATGTTAGCCTCACAACAACAATCGCTGATGATCAAATTACAAATGCGATGCTTCAAAACGATAAACTTGTTATTCAGGTTGATTCTGTTGATTATGATCGTGCACTTGGTAGCACACTTAAGTTTGCAAAGGGTGGTGATTTAACCCTAAGCTATTCAGCTGTTGATAATGAGATTACATACAATCTTCCTTCAAATCTTACTGTTGATACTTCAGGTAATGCAGGAACAGCTACAGCACTTGAAACAGCACGTACATTCAGCATTGGAGCTGGCCCAGTTCAAGCTTCTGGTATAAGCTTCGACGGAACCGGGAACGTGAGCCTCACATCTTCTATTGCAGATGATCAAATCACAAACGCAATGCTTGCAAACCCAGGCCTTGAGATTAAGCTTGCTGGTGTTTCACAAGAAACTATTGAACTTGGTGGATTCCTTGATTTCTCAGGAACTGCTTCACAAGTTAACGTTTCTTACGATAGCGTTAATAACGACCTTACATTCAGCCTACCTTCATCAATCAATGTTGATACATCAGGAAACGCTGCTACTGCAACAATTCTTGAAACTTCACGTGATATCCAACTTACTGGTGATGTTGTAGGTACTGCTTCATTCAACGGATCAGCAAATGCAAGTATCTCAACTACTATCGCAAATGGTGCCGTTGATAATGTAATGCTTGCAAACTCAAGTATCACAGTTTCTGATACTTCAACAAGCGAAGCAATCTCTCTTGGTGATACGCTTTACTTCGGTGGAACAAGCTCTGAGGTTGATGTTACATACAGCTCATCTCTTAACAAATTCACATTCGGGCTTCCTGATAGCGTTACTATCTCTACAAACCTTGATGTTGGTAGTGCTCTTTCTGTAGGTGGCAACATTTCTGCTACTGGTAATATCTCAGCTGCAGGCCTTACAGCTACTGGTGCTAACATTACCTTTGCTGATAACCTTATCGAATTTGGTGTTAACAATACAGATCTTGAAGATATTGGTTTCTACGGCCAACGTGGTGATGGCATCGGTGGTTCAAATGGTTTTGCTGGTTTTGCATGGGATGAGTCGCTTTCACGCTTTATTGCATTCACCTCTAATGGCGAGCCTACAACTACTGTTGGTGCAAATACAAAAGCAGATCTTCAGGTAGCAGACGTTACTTGTATAGACGTTTTAGCAACTGGAACTGTTAGTGCTGCACATCGCCTAACAGGCTCAGCTCCTTCTTCTTCAAGTGATACAGGTACAGCTGGTGATCTTCGCTATGATGCAGATTACATGTACATTTGCACAGCAACTAATACTTGGAAGAGAATTGCTCTAAGCACCTTCTAAGAATAACGAGGTTTAACTCTGGTTAAATTCTCGTTTTTTACTTAATAGGTTTTAAGGAAAATATATAAAGAATTAACTGGGATAAATCTGATGATTATTTTAAATGAAGTTTCCCTTCTTGTAGAAGGTGGCGCCAATTGAGGCAAGAACAGGCTGGCGGGGCCTGTTTACGTATATAATCTCAGAGGAACAATGGAAATGGATACACCAATTGCGTTAAGCTTAGGTTCACTTATAGGATTAATAACATTGTTCTATCAGTGGCACAAAGATAGTAAAGAAACGGCAAAGTTAATTCAGAAACTTGAAACTGAAGTTGAGCAATTAAAAGATTACAAGCAAGATATCAAAGAACTTAAAACTGAATTAAGTGATATGAAAAATGATATGAATGATATGCAACAAACACTCACACGAATTGATACAAACGTACAAAATTTGATGCAATAAAAAATAATTTCAATAAATTCTATTGTAAGTGTATAATTAAGTATAAAAGGAGATATAATATGAAAAACGATAAAGAAATATTTGCTGAAAATACTGAATTATTCTGTGATAGAACTTTAGATACACTTGCTGAGATACAATCTGAAGTAAGAGATTGCATGAAAATGTGTGATAATATGCAGAAAAATATAAGGAAATTGCTCGATGGAAGTTTATCTAATATTGATGAGCTTCTTGAAAAACAAAAAGCCAATTCAGAAAAATATGATGCCTAATTAAAAGCATCAAGAGACAAACAACATGATACACAACTTCTATTGGAGAGAAAATGAGTTTAATTAATAAATTATTTGGTTTAAATAAAACATATGACGAGGTTCTCGAAGAAGTTGCTATGGAAGAAGCTCTACAAAAAAGATTTGAGGATAGCACGATAATCAATGAGCTTCAGGACGACATCTTAAAAGCACAAGGTATGACGTATGATTTCAATCCACGTGATGCAGCACAAACAAGCTTCGCTTCTGATGGCTCAGGGCGAGGTTATTTTTTTAGCGATGCAACAGTTGGAAAAAGAAAATTTAATTATCATACATTGAGAGCTTTAGCATCGCATCCTATAATAGCAGCAATTATTCAAACACGTGTAAATCAGATGGCTGAATTTGCTTCGCTTGCGGATGAAGATGGATTAGGATTTAGGATTTATCTTGCTGATCCCAGCGAATCTCCTACACCTGAACAATACGAAGAAATGCGTGAATTAGAATCATTCATGTCGAACTGTGGAAGTGAACAAGAAAATATGGAAATGACGTTTGAACATTTCATGCGTCAAATTGTTCGTGATAGTTTAGTATATGATCAATGTAATTTCGAAATCATTCGTAATAAAAAAGGAAAGATTGTTGCATTTACACCTGTTGATGCATCAACAATAAGAAGAGCAGGTTTAACTGAGAAAGAATTACAAACAGGACGTCGTGATCCTAATGGAACACATTACGTTCAGATTATTGATAATAAAATTGTTGCAAATTACAATCAAGAAGATTTATGTTTTGGTGTTCGTAGGCCAAGATCTGATATTGAAGTTATGGGATATGGTTTCCCAGAGCTTGAAGAAATATATGAATCACTTCAAAACATATTTAATGCTGAAGCTTACAATACAGCAAACTTCACAAATGGTATATCAACATCAGGAATTATCGCAGTTAAATCAAAAATGAACCCCAAGTTATTCCGTGCGTTTAGAAGAGAGTTTTACCAGATGTTAACTGGTGTAAACAATGCAAAACGTACACCACTTATTCAGCTCGACCCTGATAACGATGAACAAATTCAATCAGTTCAATTAGGTTCATCAAACTCTGAAATGGAATATCAGGAATGGCTGCACTATTTAATTAAAGTTATCTGTGGTGTTTATCAGTTAGATCCTGCAGAAATAGGTTTCCAATTTACGGTTGAACGTATTAAGAATACTTTATTTACACAAGATCCATTTGCTCGTGTTCTTTTAGGACGTGAGAAAGGATTACGCCCACTTGTTAGATCAATTGAGGTGTGGATAAACAAATATATTGTTAAACAAATAAACCCAAAGTATGTATTCCAATTTACAGGAATGGATTCTATTTCAGCGATTGATAAAATCAAAATTGAGCACCACAAAATGAGTTATATGACGATTAATGAAATTCGTCATTATCATGATTTACCTCCTCTTGCAGATGGTGATATTATTGGTATTCACTATGCATCACTCAAATCAACAGCAATCAATAGAGAAGGTTTGGAAGTTGCTGAAAGATATGGTGCAGGTGGTGTGGATATAATGGATTCTGCTGGCAATCAAATAAAAGAGGATACATCAACAAGGCCTCAAACAGATGATAAGAAGATTGCACTTGCTCGTTTAAAAGAAGAAAATGTAAAGAAGCCAAAGAAACAATCAAGAAGTGGCAGCCAACAAGATGATGACGATAAACCAGACGCGCCAACATCAATGGGAACTTCTGATGATCCTTCATACTTAACACATGCAATTGGTAAATCATTTGAAACTGAAATACAAGATGAATTACAAAAAGCATATGATGAAACAAAAATAAGTGAGGAAGATAGTGAATAAGCCACACATTTACAAAATAACTAATAACGTAAATGGAAAATTCTATTATGGCGTGCATGATGGCTCTAATACAGAAACTTATATGGGCAGCGGTGTAGCTTTAAAAAAAGCATACAAAAAGTACGGAATAGATAATTTCAGCAAAGAAATCTTGCTTTGGTTTGATTCTGAAGAAGAAGCATATGAATATGAAGCTGTAGTAGTAAATCAAAAAATGGTAAACAATCCTCAGAGTTATAACATAACAATAGGCGGAAAAGGTGGGTTTCATCATATCAATTCTCAACCAAGCAAATTAATAGGATTTAAGCATACTGAAGAAGCTAAAAGAAACATGAGTAAAGCAGCAATCAAAAAGTTTGAAAACAATGCTGAATTGAGAAAATCATTATCTGAACATGCATTAGATCAACATCAAAAAATGATATCAGAAGGCAAATCGCTTGCTGATAGATTTAAGAATGGTGTTAAATATAAATGTAGCCATTGCGGTAAAGAAACATCTAAAGGTAACTGGAAACGATGGCATCAAAACAACTGCAAGAAAAGGAAGAGCAATGTTTAGTGAAGCACTTTCGAAAGCTTACGATTTAATCAAATCAAAAGTAGATCATGATAAAGATGGCAAAGAACACCCAGCCCAGTACTTCGAAGGATTACCTAAAGATATTGCACTCAAAAGAGAAAAAGAGATTGAAAGAAGGCAACTTCATTTAAAAGAAACTGGGGAAATTATAGAGGGCCCACTCCCTGGTGATGATTATGATTTAGATAAATCAAAGAAACAAAACAAGGGAACGAAATCAAAGAAAGCTGATGCTGTTCGTGAAGAAATTAAGAAGCCAGGCAAAAAAGAATTTATTCGTGCTGCAAGTAAAGTATCAGGTGTATCAAGAAGTATTATTGAAGAAGTATATGATAAGGGATTAAAAGCAGCAGCAACAAGCGGCCATCGCCCTGGGCAAACACCTCAATCCTGGGCACGTGCGCGTGTCTATGCGTTTTTATTTGATTCAAAAAGCGGTGCAAGAAAAGCTGATGCACATTTATGGGATAAACACAAGAAATCAATCATGAAAATGATTACAGCAAAACACGAAGATGTTTTGGAAATGCTTGCAAAAAGTAAAACATATGTTCCTCCTAAAGCAGTTCAGGAGCGTGCTAAACGTGCGATCAAAGCTCGTGAAGAACATGGTGATAAAGTAAAAGGTGGAACACAAGTTGGTTGGACGAGAGCACGTCAATTGGCAAATGGTGAAGCGCTTTCAGAAGATACAATCAAACGTATGCATTCATTCTTCAGCAGGCACAAAGGAAATGAGGAATATGCTGAAAAACATTCTGATTTTCCTTGGGCAGATGCAGGTTATACTGCGTGGGAAATTTGGGGGGGTAATGCAGGCAGGGATTATGCAGCAATGATGGTTGAAAGATTTAAAAAAGAAGATCAAAAAAAATAAATATCTGTAAATATCAAAGGAGAGAACATGAGTTTTGCAGAAATACTTGAAAAAGCATATTTAGATGCAGCTGAAATATCAGCAATTCAAAAAAGCACAAAACAAATCACTGCAGAAACAAAACCTTCTGCAAATATAAACACACCAGAAATTAAAGAAGTTAAAACAGAAGTTAAAACAGATACTCCTGGATATATAACTATTGGTGATGCGATTATGCAGAGTGCTAAAATTGGTTTACTTAATTCAAAGAAGCTGAGAACAACAAATAAATGCAAAAGAATTGCAAAACATTTTGTAAGTGGGCAATGTAAACCTGAACATTTAATTAAAGCAAAAAATCATATAATGCGAAATAACAATCCAAAGCATGGTGATTTTAAATTATGTGGTGGCTGGGGAACATTATTGTTATTCAGTTATTTAGATAATGGCATGGATATAAACCAAGCACTTAATCAAGAGTTTAAAGGAAATAAAGATGAAACATAAAAAGAAAATTGATAGTTTTAATATGTGGATGCCAATCAATCTTGGCAAAGAATTACAATATACACATTCAGAATTCCAAGATGGTGAGCCACGTGATTTACCACAGAGAATTAAGATTATGGGTATCGCATCAACAGAAGCACCTGATGAAGTTGGTGAGATTATTATACAAGATGGCATTGATTGGAACTACTTTTTAAAACGTGGTTTTCTTAATTTAGAGCACAAGCAAGGCCCTGAGTTTGTTATGGGGCAACCTGAAGCTGTACAAAAAACTTCATACAAAGGTTATGGAGCAACAATGCTTAAAGGTTATTTATATTCTGATAAACCTTCCGTTAAATCTTTAATAGAAACAATGGAAGCAATGAAAAAAGCTGGTGCTGATAGAACAATAGGTTTATCAGTTGAAGGCCAAGTTATTGAAAGAGATCGTTTAAATCCTAAAATCATTAAAAGATCAAAGGTTTTGAATGTTTCTATTACATCTTCACCTTGCAATGCTGATGCAACTATGGAAATAATTAAAAGCATGGTTGAACAAATCGAAAAGAGTGATCATGAATATCACGATAAAGATATGACGCATCGTCAAATACAAATCCTTCAGGAATATGTTAGCGATTTAGCAGAAATGTTTGAACAATTACCTGATGAGATTGATTTACAGGAATGGGTACAAACAAAAATTACACGTGCATTAGATTATCTTCAAGCAAGCTATCACTATATGAAAGTTTCTTTACCAGAAATGATGGAAGAAGCAAAAGAAGAGATGATGGAAGAAGTAGAGAAAGCAGAAGATTGCCCTGATTGCAAAGATATGGATAAAGAATGCCAATATCACAGTGATAAATCATATCATATGGAACTTCAAAGAGTTAAAAAAGAGATGAAAGATGAAGATGATCATAAGATATATGATACACTTGAAATGCTTCTCGAGCGTTATCCTGAATTAAAGAATCCTGATGTAATGGATAAACTACATGAGATGATTGATGATATGGATAAAGGAGGAGATCCTGATGATATGACGCCTTCTGAGTATGATGATCACATAACTGCGCAGGAAAACAAAGATCCAGAACATTCAGCACCTGATTTTACAGAAATGCAAAGTGCTAAACTTGAAAATCAAGCTGATCATGATCATGAACTTCCTGAAGAAGAAGAAATGAATGCATCAACAACAGAGGCAATTGCTCCTATTACACGTCAATCATTGGAAGATGATATTGCATATGCTGATTATGGAATGAGTTCTGAAGATGCTAAAACACTTTTGGAATTCATTGTAAGAAAATATCCTGATATGGACAAAGCAGATCATCAAGCAATGTTTATGGAAATGTTGCAGCAAATGCGTAGAATGTATCAAACAGAAGGTGTTGCACCAAAACACCCAAAAAAATTATAAAATAAAATTAAAAAAAGGAAAGTTAGCGTATAATTATATACGTTAATAAAATTATTTTTGTAAAATAAAAAGCTACGGTATATATATTAATATAGTATGCCACGACCTCGGCTCGCCACACAGGCAGCCAACAACCACATTGCAGATATTATTTTCGCCAATGCGTTTAGTTTGCACATAGGGTTTGTTAAAATGTTTATCGAAATTTAATTTAAATATAGGAGTAAAAAAATGGCCGATAATAACATTGTTACAGCTCTTGAGGAAATCAAAGAGCAGTTGAACAACGAAAAGAAAGTCGCTCAAATTTTAGCAAACTCTGCTGATGAAATCGTCAAAGCGCAGAGTGAGAAATTTGAAGCTTTCTCAAAGAACCTTGATACTTTAACTGAAAAAGTTGAAGGATTGGTTGCTAAACTTGATGCACTTCAAGTTCCTTCAGTAGAGGAAATTGAGAAAAGCATCAATGATAAAGTTGAAGCAGCTAAATCTGAAATCGACGACAAAGTTGAAGAGATCAAGAAAAGCGCAGAAGCAGCTGCTGAAAAGGTAGAAACAATTGAGAAATCAGTTGATGCACTTGAGAACGAGCCTGTTCAAAAGAGCGTTACAGCTATTCAGCCTGTTGAAGAAAAAGAAGTTGTTGAAGCTCCCAAAGCAATTACAACTGACGATTTAATTAGCAAAGCTCTCGTTGAACTTGAATCATGTACTGATCTTAACAGAGCTCGTGCCCTTAACAAAGCAATTGTGCAACTAAACAGCGGTGTTAATCCCGCACACGTTAAATTTTAATATAAGTAAAGGAAAATAATATTATGTTACCTCAAATGAATGATACAATGACAGTTAACGAGCTTACTCGTTTAAATGATACCCTACGTAAAAACGCTGATATGGTTAAAAACAGCCAAGTTGGTTACCAAACAGCTGCTGTAACTGCAGGTGGCGATAATGGTGCGCTTTCACCTATCGTTCCTCAGAGCATTGAGAGTGTTCTTGCTTCTGCAACTTTCACCATGAACGATCTCGTTCTTTGGCAGAAACTTCCTAAAGTACAGGTTACTAACACAATCCACGAGTTCGCAGTAATCAACGAGCACGGCCAAGATCTTGATCCCTTCATCGAAGAGGGCGGCGGCGGTTCCGCTGATTTTGGTAGCTCACGCACTTCTTATGAGCGTAAAGCAATTAAGATCAAATACATGGCTGAGCGTCGTTCAGTAAGTGATGTTGCTAACCTTGTTGGTATCATCGGTGCTAACCCTAACGCTCTTGCTGAGGAAACTGAGCGTGGTACAATGAGCCTTATGCGTAAAGTTGAAAGCCAACTCTTCTACGGTGATGAGGCTGCTTCAGGTCGTGGTTTCGACGGTATCCTCAAACAAATTGAAAGAGCTGATGCACTTCACACACAAAGTGATCTTCGTTCAAGCGACCTTTCAGATAATACTCACGATATGGGTGGCGTTGTTGCAACAAACACTGCAATCCCTGAGCTCTTCAACGACGTTCTTGGTGAGCTACACTCTGCACCTCGCTTTGGTAAGCCTGACGTTGTTTTTGTAGAGCCTCGCATCTACAGCCAACTCGTTAAAGCTTCTATCCAAGGTGGCCGTAATGATCAGCTTCTCGTAAGCGGTGGTAGCGGTACTCTTACTTATGGTGCTGGCCCTCAGCTCCACATCATGGGCCCTATGGGACCAGTTCCTGTTATGAGTGCTCCTTTCCTTCATCGCCAATTTAAAGCTCCTGCAGCTTCTGCTGGTACAGCTCCTGCACTTGGTGCTGCTGCAGCTCTTGCACAGGTTGCTGATGGTGTTGCTCTTGAAGGTGAATTTGCTGCTGGTAAATTCTACAAATACAAAGTAATTGGTGTTTCACCTCTCGGTTATTCAGCTCCTGTAACTATCGATGATGGCGCAGGCGCCGGTGTGGAAGTTGGTGCAGCTGGCCTTCAGGTTGAGCTCGGTGCTTCTGCTGCAATGGAAGGTGGTTATTACCGCATCTATCGTTCAGAGAGCGCAGCTGCAGCAAACGCTGTAGATCTTGATTCATGCGTACTTCTTTATGAGGTTCCTGCTGAAGCTGATGGTAGCCTTTCTTTCATCGATCGTGGTATCGAGCGCCACTCTTGTGGTCGCGCACTCTTCATGCAAATGGATAGCAACGTTGTTGAATTCGCTCGCATGCTTGATTTCTTACGTCGCCCTCTCGCTGAGACAAGCGCTGCTAAGCAGTTCTTGCTCATGCTCTTCGGTTCACCAGTAGTTAAGGTTCCTCGTAAGTGCTTCACAGTTCGCGGTATTCCTTACAGCCAAGTATTCTAATTAACTTAGGTTAATTGGGGTGGCTGGTTAACAGTTCAATAAAACAAGCGAATGCAGTTTTTCCTCAAAGCTTTTCTCTCTCCGAGCTTATGAGGTTTTTTTCGACATCATATCAAACATAGGAAGGAAAAATATGACAGCTGATTTTAAATTCATTGATATAGTTACGCCTCAATTTTTGAAGGATACGTATATCGCTGGCGTGGATTTAACGCTTGATGATGGTACTCCATATTCAGAAACTATGTTTGAGCATTCAATTGCAGCTGCATTAAGAATGATTGAAAATGAATTAGGTATTGTTGTTGATGATACACCTATTACAGCAGAACGACATGATGCTAATTCTGATAACAAGAGAGCATGGTGGCCAATAAGTGTTGATCATCGTCCTTTGAAATCTGTTGAAGATATTGCGATTACATACGGAAATTATGAACCAACAAGTATTCCTTTAAGCTGGGTAAATATTGATAGTGAAAATGCTGGGCAAATACACCTCATACCTTCAGCTGAAACATTAGGAACATTCAGTTTTTCAAATGCAATTCCTTTACTTGTTGATCCTATAACAAATTATTCTTATTATCGTTATGTACCTTCATATTTCAGATTGAAATATAATGCAGGTTTCAATTATATTAAACGCACAATAACAATTCCTCAAGGCCAAACGAGTATCACAGTTGATCTTGGCGAAACTTTAGTTGATCGCCCTAATTTCATATTTGATGTAACGCAAACCGGTTTACTGGATGCAACTGCGAAACACACAGTACGAGGTTATGGTGGCTACAGAAGTAACGAGGTTGAAATACGTTTAAATACTGCACCTGATGCAGGTGATTGTATTATTGAATTAAAAGTTCATACTGTGCCTGAAGTATTGATACGTTGCGTAGGTTTACTTGCAGCTATCCTTCCATTGGATATTGCAGGTGATTTGATTGTAGGTGCAGGTATAGCAAGATTCCAAGTTTCTGTTGACGATTTACGCCAAGAAGTTGATACAACATCTTCAGCAACAAACAGTGGTTATGGTGCGAGAATATTAAGTTATAAGAATACATTGAAAGCTTATGTTAAAGCACTTAAAGCAGATTATCAGCACATTAAGTTTGGAGTAATATAACATGTTGTTTCCTACAAGAGTTCCACCAAAAGCCAAAACTCAAGGTCGTGTTGATTTTGATATGGATAAGTTCCGTGTTCTCATGGAACAAAAAGGTGTTGAAGTTTCTTGGATTCAAACAATAACTTGCCCATGTTCTCAACCTTCTTCAGAAGCTGGGATGGATTTATTTAATGTAACTGATGAAGTAACTGGTTTAGATCATGCACCAACATGTACATCATGCAAAGGTTCCGGATTTATTCGTTATGATGCACAAGATATAAAAATATTATTCCAAAGAAATGCAGGTTCAAATGATATATCTGATTATGGTACATCATTAAATGCAGCAGCAGGTGTAACATTATTACCTGAGCATTTACCTTCATTTGGTGATAGATTTCGTATATTAAACAGTGCAATCGTAAGAACAGAAAAAATCACAGCTTCAGCTGGGCAATTTATATACGATTTATCATATAACATAACTGAAAGAGAACTGGATTTAGATCCTACACCTCAAACAGTTTCAGCACTTGAAGTATATATAAATGATGCAACAGGCCAAAACGCTTTCTTGTTAGATCCTTCGAATTACCAAATAGACGTTGCAAACAATCAAATTAGATTTATATCAGGATTACCTGGCGTAAATTTACCTGCTGATACGCATGAATTTTCTATAAAATATTATGCACATCCTGAGTTTGTTGTTACATCACATCCTTATATAATTCGTGATACAAAAACGCTTATTAAAGGTGTTGAGAAAAATCAACCTCTTCCTGTAAGATGCGTTGTTAGATTGGAGAACACATAAAATGGCTGTAGATTTACACATTCAGCATGTTCTATATAACGGTTTGAAATTATATAAAACAAACAACAACGATATATTCAGGGATCTATTTTATGATGTTGCACAATCACTATCAACAAAGTGGCATGATAAATTAGTTGCAACTGATATTAATTTTGATAAAGCGTTTTCAAGAAAGAAAGAAAAATATCCTTTAATTACAACAAAGCTTGTTGAGATGACAGACAGTACACAAAAGCTTTTAGGTAATCAAGGTGCGCAAAATAATAAAACAATATTTATAACATCTCAATGCGACATCCACATATTTGCAGATGATTTCGATATGATACGTATCATTGAAAGAATATGTAAAGCTTCAATTCTGGGCTTTAAATCAAATTTCCTCTCAAAAGGTTATTTGGATATAAACTTTGTAGGTGCTCAAGATTTAGAACCTCGTTATGATGTTACAACACAAGATGTAATTGTATATAACAGAGTACTTTCGTTTGTGGCTTCTCAGGAACTCAATGTTAAACCTCGCCTTAACGGTAATGAATCATTTGATCTTCCTTGGGAACTTAATCCAATACTCAAGGGAAATACTGAATTTTAATACAGAATGAAATCAAGGGATAATAATTTAAATTAAAAGGAGTTCGAACTATGCCTTCATTTGTAAATTTTAGAGGTCGTCGCGTTTATCAGCCAAGCGTCCTCGTAGATGTTAATAACAATCTTATAAGCCCCGATAGCCTCGGCGGTAAATCATTATGTGTAATTGGTGATTTTCCACAAATGCAACCGAATGTAACACATACATTCAGTTCAACAGGTGGCCTCGAGGTTTCTGATGTTTTTCCACATTTCAGAGATATTAGAGATGTTGATAAAATCTGGAAATCATCTGTTTCAGGAAGCGATGCAGTTTCAGCAAGATTAACTTTGATCAACGTTAATCAATCTACTGCAGCTGAGCTTGATGCTGATAGCATTAATCCTGATCCTACTGCAGCTTCTGCTTTGTTTGAGGATGCAGCACTTCCTCAGCTTACTTTCTCATCAAGATATTACGGTACATACGGTAATAGAGTTCAAATCAAACTTGATGATGAATCAACAATTCCTGCTGAATTGGATGCTGCTTCAGAAGATGCATATCGTTTAACTATTAAAGAGCCAGGATTTGCTGATGTTGACGTAACTGTTGGTTATCCTGATCAGTTGCTTTTCAAATGTGCAGCAACACATAATCTTGTTGTTTATACAGACGCTTCTGATGATAAAGTAAAAGCACACATGGCAACAGTTGCTGCTCCTGATACAGCATTAGGTGAAGTAATCGTTCTTGAAGATGTTGCTTCAAACAAAGCTTTGATGGGATTACTTGAAGTAATTTGTTCTGATCAAGGTATCGATTTTGTTGCAACTTCATTTAACTTTGATACGCATCCTAAAAATCTTGATAAAGGTATTTACGCAGGTGATGGTATAACAGCTCTTGATGATGCTGTAAGAGTTCACGCACATACACAAGCTCTTGTTGATGCTGTAAACAATAATGATTCACTTCCCATTTCAGTTGAAGCTGAAGCAGCTGCTCCTGCAGGATATTATCCATTAGCAACATTCGTATTAACAGCACTCGCAGGTGGTACACAAGAAGCTGCAATTCAAAACAGCAAAATTGTTGAGGTTCTTCCTTCATTGGAAAACAAAGATTTCACTTCAATGTGTGTACAAACATCAAATGCAGGCACACATGAGCAAATTAAACTACACCTTGAGCAAGCTGAAATTGCAGGTCGTGAAAGAAATGCATGGCTCCCTTCAGCAGGTGGTGAAACATTGGCTGAAATTAACGCTGATTATGTTAAACGTTTGAACTCTCCGTTGATTTCATATTTCTCACAAGGTATTACATTCCAAGATTACCAAGGAAACGCAAGAACAGAAAGCGATCCGTTCTGGGGAGCTTTGATGATGATGTGTATGCAAGGTGCACTTCCTCCTGCAGAGCCATTAACTCGTAAACGCCCAAATCTTCTTAACACAACAGAGCTTTGGGATCGTGAAAGAGATGTAAACGCAGCAATTAAAGCTGGTGTGGTTGTAGTTGGATTAGGTGTAAACAATCAGCTTCGTGTTGAAAGAAGCATTACATCATGGCGTGAAGATAACCTATCATACAATTCAGAAGTTTCAGCACGCGAAAGCATCAACACATGTGTAAGAGAACTTCGTTCATTCCTTGAAGCACAACTTGGTACAAGAGTTACATCAGCAACAAAAGATAAATTAAAATCTCTTTCAGAAAGAAGATTAAAAACTATCCTTGATGCAGGTATAATCTTTGGATTTAGAAATGTGGCAGTAAGAGTTGCTGATGATACCGCGTTCGTTGATTTTGACGTTGCACTCGTTGAACCATTGAACTTCATCCGCATTACTGCTAATCTTGTAAGAAATAGCGAATTTTAAGAATTAAACAGAGGAGATAAAATAAAATGGCAAATGTAATTACAGGAGCGAAAGCTATAGTTAAAGTAGGTGGTGAGGTTGCTGGTTATGCAACTGGTATCTCAATCACCGAAGCTATCATGAATGGTCGCGTTGAGTCGCTTGGCCGTATTGATACACGTGAGATAACTCCAATTGGACGCGTCGTAACATGTACATGTAACTTTATACGTATATTTAAAACATCAGATGCAAATGGCTTGGCTGATGGTGAAAGTGATGAAACAGCACTCACTTACACTTCAGATGCTGTTGAAAGTTCTGATGATGAAAGAACAGTAGAAGCACTTAACTTTGGTGTAGGTGATCAGAGAATCGATCTACAAATATTTGATAGCGCACCTCAGGGTGATCTTGATGGTGAAGATGTGTTGATGTACACAGTTGTTGATTGTAAACCTTCATCACAAAATATTGTTGTAGATAGAGGATCAATGATGGGTGTTCAGGTAACAATGGATGCACGTTACCTTGTTCGCCACAGTGGGCTTTAATATATAGTTAAGGATCACGAGATTGCCCTCTGTTTAATCTTAAAATAAAAACGTATATAAACATATTGTTTGCGCACGAAATTTAACGTGTGTTAATTTAGAGGGCCGATGCATTATGCACGGCCTTTTTTGTTTATTGGAGAAAATAATTTATTAAAAAGTAAATTTAGCGCATAATTATTAATATATAAATAAAATCTATTCATCAAGGAGAGTTGAACATGGATTTAAAAAAATTAAAAGAAGAAAATCTTAAAAGTAAAGAAACAAAACATAAATCTGTAAAAGATTTGAAAAAGATACCTGAGAGTGAAACACCTCTTGAGGAAAAGAAGCTTGAATTCGCTGAACGCGTAAAAACTTTTTCTGTGGAATATGTATCAGATCAAGGAAAAACACTTTCAGCAAATATTAAATCCAAAGTAATGGATAGTGATGCAAGAGTTTCTTTTGAACGTGTATTATCAAATCTTTCTGCAGGTATTAATTTTGCAAATATGCCTGTTGAAATAAAAAACAGGCATTTTAGTTTGGCGAGAATTGTTTGCCAACTTGTCGATCCTCCTGAGTGGCTTTTACAAGCAGCTGCTGAAGATATGAGTTTTTGCTACGAGTTAGGAGGGGTTCTCGTCGATCATGAGAACCGATTTTTTTACAACTATAATACCAAGGATGAAGCATTATCGGGAGCAACCAGGTTTCGCATTAGTGAATGATTATTTGCAAGCAAATCCTGGGCAGCTTCCTATAACTGATCCTGAACATATATCAGATGTTTTTAACTTAGAACATGTTCTTATCTCGATGGATTCACAACACTTTGATTTGTTGTATGAAGATTATATGTTTGATAATAGAAAGAAGTACGCTTCAGAAAACAAAGAAATAATCAAACTACGAGCAAATAGAAGTATTTCAAAACTTGGTGATGAAAACTTAAAGAACATTGAAGATGCATTTGAAAGTATGGGCCAAGAAGAAGCATTGATGCGACTGAAAATGTTAGATCAAAACATTAGAAAGAAGGAAGATAATGGCAAAGTATAGCATGGGAATGGGAAATCCCGTTGAAAAAACCAGGGCAGAAGCAGCAGCTTTGGCAGCTCAGCCTAATCCTAATTTATTGTATAGCGGCCCAGGTGTAACAAGAATTCCTGTTGATAACTACTCAGGCCCACAATTTAAAGGTGCAAATGATTTCTTTCCTTATCACGGAAGCCCAGTTCAGGCAATGCTTGGCCATGCAACACAATTCCCAGATCAGAATCCACAATCTCCAGCAGGAAGCGCTAATCCTGCTTCACACTTCTTAGGAAAAGGAGCAGGGCAAGCGCAAGGATTACCTAACTTTGGTGGGCAACCAAATACAGGAACTGGCGGTGGGCATTTAGCTACTGCTGGTGCAACATTTTCAAAAGGTGCAGATAAGTTTTCGCAAGCAGTTGATAAGTTATCAGGTGCAATTAATTCAGGTGGATATTCAGGGCTTGGTGGTGGCCTTCCAACTCAAGGAGGATTTCAGCCAGGAGCAGGATTAGTTGGTGCAGGTGCTCCAAGAAACAGTGCATTACCAAGTGGTGATCCTGTAGGTATGATACAGCAAGCAGGAATGATTAATGCGCCGGGAACACCAGGAAGCTTAGGGTTTAGCGCAACACCAACATTTGCAACTGCAAGTAATTCAATGTTTGGTGCACTGTCCGGTGTTCAAGGACGCGGAGGATCAGCTTCTTTTGGCCAGATGGCACGAATGGGAGCAGCTATAGTAGGTGGATTTAGTGTTGGAGGAATAGGCGGCGCATTTAGAGCAGCTGTTGCATCTGATGCAGCTATGGGCCGAGATGATAGTTTTAACCAAGTATTAGGAAATGATCCTTTTACACAACTTTATAACTATGCAGGTGGTATCGGTGAAGTTGCTGCAAAGATGACAGCTGGTATTCCTGGTTTGAACATAGGTGCTAATGTTGTTAGAGGTTTAAATGCTATAGTTGGTGGTATACGAGCCTATCTTCCCGGTGTTCCTACATCAAATGAGCAAGCTGTTACCATAGGAATGATGGAACATTTATCAAACGTAGGTTCAAGAGGTGATGTTGTTTCAATGATGGCCCAACGACCTCACACTGGTGCTTATCAGGCTGCAAGAGCGGCATCTGTTATGCAAAGTGGTTCAGCAGCACAAAGCTTTGAGTTTGGTGCATTCAGAACAATGGGCATGATGGGTGTTAATATGGATATGTTTGGAACAGATCCTACACAAGATCCTCGTTTGCTTGCATCAACAGGAACAGCTGCAGTTGGTGGTATGCACGCTGCATCAAGAACAAGTGGTGCAACATTATTGTTACCTATGTTAACAGCTTCAGCAAAATATTTAGGATTAAGCCCAAATGCTGCAATCGGGCAATACGCTGATGCATTAGCAGCACAAGGTTTCAGGAGTGGATTTATTACTGAATATGGTGGTAATAGGTTAGGTTCAGCAGCAGCTGCAGTAATTCCTACATCTGGTGGTCGTAGAGTTACAGGATATCCTTCAAGTGGAGGAGCCGGCCCAATGGTAAGTGGCCAATCAGGAAACGCAATTGGATTTTCACATGAAGAACTTATCGCAGCTCAATATGATGGATTTACACCAACACAAGTAGGTCGAGCTTTTTCTATGCAAGGGCAAGCATCTAACTTAGGTTTGATTGGTGTTTTTGGTGGACGAAGTGTACTTCAGCAAATGAAATATCACAATCTTACAGGCGCCGGTGCAGATAGGTATATGGCTGCAATTGAGCAAATGGGTAATCAATATACTCAGTTGGGATACGAATTTGGGCGTGGGCAAACAAAATTCGAAGGCGCGTTTATGTCGGATATCGGTGGTGTTCGAACAATGAATCCAAGTGGATATCGTGCTGAACGTATTGAAAGAGAAATAGCAGCATTACAAGATAGCCAATATTCAAATTTCAGGGAAAGAAATGCATTTGGCGCATATCAAAGAATGGATTTGAAGATGGGTAAATCAACTGATAAATTTGGTGCAAGCTTATTTTCAGGAATAAAAGATAAAGTTATTTTCTCTCAATTGGTTTCAAGATTTGGATTGAGAGGTGCAATGCAAAAAGCAGGAACATTAACACCCGGACAAGAAACTGCGATGTTAGGTAGATTATTTAGTGGTGATATTCAATATATGTTAACACGTGGTGCAGGTATGACGCACGAAGAAACAGATGTTGCAATAGGTGCCATGGCAAATCCTGCTACGATAACAATGGGCCAAACCAATTTACAAGAATTAGATACTGCTGGTCGTGGCCAGTTTAGAGCAAGAAGTGCAGTAGCACAAGCAAATGTAAGAAGGCTTACAGATTTTTATGTTGGGCCAACACCAGAAAAAGATGCAGCCGGAAATCGCCAACACGTATTCCAAGCATTCCAAAAACTTACAGATATAAATGCTGAAATTAAACAACACTTGGATAGAGGTATTAAGGTTGAAGGTGTTCTTGAAATGACGCGTGAATTCCAACGCATGGGTGCGTTCTTACATGATACATTGACCAATATGGTACAAAGCAATGTAACAAACGGGCCAGTTCAGAAGATGAGAAACACAATCCCAGCGAGCTCTTCATATCCGGCTCCAGCAAGTGGTGGCCCAATCTCAGGTGCACCAGCAATAATACCTTCACCGTTCTAATAAGGAGTTATAAATGGCAGAAGATTTTTTCAAACAACTACGTGAAGGTGTTAAAAGATTTGATGAGGCACTTAAAAGAGGTGCTGTTACAGAAGGATCAAGAAATCGATTGGCAATCGCTGATAACTTTTTTAAGTTTATTGAAGATCAAGATAACCTTTCGTTAGAAGGTGTTGATTATTTTGTTAATTTGTATTTTCATGAGATTCATTTCCCAATACCATTAACACCATTTATAACATCAGTTCACGTTAACAAACAAATACGATATCCATATGAGCAAGCTGTAATCACATGCAAGTTGCCAGCAAATATGTATTATACAATGTTTATGGATAACACAGGTTTTCCAACAACTGGGCAATATGTATTAATTAAAAGGCCACATCAAAAACAAAAACACAAGCTACCTGATAGTGTTACAGCTGAAAGAGTTACTGAGTTTTTTGGTGTTGTAACAAACGTTGGCACATCAATGAGAGTAGGTGCTGATGGGCATATTGAATTTGCAGATATAGAGATACAGTGTTCTTCATGGGCAACACCTTTAATGTTAGGCCAATACAGAACAACTGCATATAACCTACCAGAAGATGCTATTGTTAACAATCCCGGAATTGGTGAGTTTATTATTTCAGGAGAAGATTGGGAAAACTTTATGGTATCTGAAATAGTAAGTGGTGTTGAAGTAACTGATATTAAATCATCAATTACGAAACTTATACAAAGTTTAGGGTATATGAGATTACCCCCAGCACTTAGTGTAGATCCTCATGATTTATCAGGTTTGCTTTATAAATATTTTTATGATGTAGGATATGGAAACAAGGAAATGCTTGAATCATATCTTGAATTGGCAGGATTTAATCAAGCAGAAATTGATACATTATTAGAGGGTGGGCTTGATGATATTAAAGCATATAATTTTAATAAACGTGGACGTTTGCCTGGTGAAAATTTAACATCACATGAAAGCAAGATGAGAATAGGATATACAATAAACGTTGCAACTGCAAAAGAAGATTTGCCAGAAGATTCTGTATACAGGAATTATTTACCTTCAGCAAAAGATCGACCAAAGTTTGCTAATCTTCAGCGTTTAGAAACACCTTTCTTCAAAGGCGGATCTGTTTATGATTTAATTAGGCATACATTCTCACCTGACGAAGCAGTTATTGAACTGATGTGTGTATTTATACCTGATATGCGTGATGATAATTTTGTGCCACCAGATTCAAGCTTTAGTGCTTCATTGGGAGGAACACCAACAATCCTGTGGAGATTTAAACCTTTACATCCGGATGTTGAAATCAACAAAGAGAAACTAAACAAAGTTGCTGAATTTAAAAACAAATATATGAAATCACCAGAAAAATTTCAGAACTTAGAATATAAATCTGTTGCTGAAAAGATAGGAAGATTTCAATATGGAACAGCACCTACTTCGTTTATTTATAATTACGGGCATTACTTGCCGTTTAGCGAAGTTATAAAATTTGATACAAACATTAATGAGATTGCAAGAATTAACGCAACATACGTTGAGAACCCAATATTAGATACAGATGATTTAACTTTCACAGGCAATTTACTATCAGAGCCTGTTATCGACGTGTATGATGCATTACATCACGGTTTGAAAATGTATGATATGAATTACCCATTTCAGGATTTATTGAAAGGTGATAGTAGTGCAATTGCTGAGTATTTATATTTAGCATCAGCACAGCAACAAAAATATTATACAGGTGAAGTAACCTTCAAATCAAAGGGAACAATGTTTCAGCCTGGTACATGGTTAACACTTGGCCCAATTCCATATGATGAAGTTGAAACACTTACAGAATCTGCTGCTGATAAAGAATTTAGCTTTGATCAAGCTGCATTTAATGCTGCAGCAAAAGCAGGAGATACTTTAGCACAAGTAGATGCAAAGATAAAGCTTTCCCAAGAAGAAAAGTTTATTAACGATAACGGAAATCGATCAACTGCATTGCTTGAAGCAGAACTCAGGAAAAAAAGTTTTATTTGTTATGTTGAAGAAATTCATAATACATTACAGGTTGATCCATCATCAGGCCATGTTGAAACAATGCATAAAATAAGATTCTCAAGAGGTTCTTGGGGTGGCGTATCACAAGTACTTCCACCAACAAAGATCGGAAAATTAGGGAGATTATAATGAAACCATACCACTTATATGGCGCAAATCAGCAAGCACAATCTGGCAATTCAACATACATAAGAAGAGCAAGAGTTTCAAAAGCTTATGTGCGTGATAACTTATTGTTTGCTGAAATTGTTTGTGTTTTTACGGGAAACATATATCGTGATGTTCAGATTGCAAACTATTATTATACTGATGGGAGTATTTCAAACTTTGGTTTGGAAGTTGGGCAAATTGTTTTATATATAATAACAAACGATACAAAGAAACCTATCATATTAGGTGGATTACCAGCAGCTGCATTTGAAGGCTATAAAGAAAACCTTTCAGTTACATCAGGAGAAAATCACCCAGCAAATCAAATCGATATCACAGATTTACATCAGCAAAACAAATCCAATTACATGAATATATCTAAGGATAAAGGCATTACTGTTAAAGCAGATGTAATCAGATTACAAATAGAGGATATATTAAGAGTTGCTTCAGAAACTGATGGTGTTATTGATAATCCTTTGAACGGGCAAAACTTCATTAATGTTTTATTTCCATATCTTCAGGCACTTGAAACAAAGATTCTGGCTATACAAGCTTTAAGTGTAGCAAATGCAGCTGCAAATACTGCAACAGCTGCAACAGCTGCTGTTCTTGCTGGGAATACTTCAACACTTGTTACGCCTCCTCAAGCAACTGCACAAGCAAATGCAGCATCAGCCTCAACCTCAGCAGCAAGCGCAGCAGCAGGGCTTTCTGGCGCAGCAGGTGCAGTTTTACCAACAACAGCACAATTAACACAACAAGCTTCAGAAGCAAATACTGTATTAAATCAAAAAATGGCGTTACCAAGATAAGAAAGGATTAACATCATGGGTAATTGGTTATCAGAAAATTTATTAGGAAATGATCAGCGTTATCCCGGAGCAAGAACAAAAGCAGGAAACAGTGTTCTTGAAGAAGCAGTTAACTTATTACCTTTATCGAATAGTGGTAATAACTTTTTAACTGGCCCATATGGTTTAACAAAACAGCCACGAAAGTTTTATCTTGAAATAAGGCAGGGCGAAGACATCATTGCTGTTACAGGATTTCCTTATGATCCTGAAGCAATAACAGTTTCACGCCCAAATCCTGTAACTATTACACATACTTATGGTGGAACTGTAAGAGAAACTTCTTCAATTCGTACACACATGGTTGCACTGAGAGGGAGAAGTGGAACAGCGGTACGAAGCGGATTTAACAGAGATGGTTATGCAATATTCAGAAGCGGACAAACTATTTTCAAAGAGTTTGATGAGTTTCTTAAATTTTATATTGAAAAGAGTGCTGAAACGCATGGTGTAAAATCATTGATGACGGCTGAATATCCTCAATCAAATCGCGATACACAAAAAAATCTTAAACAAGGTTATACAACAAAACATGAATATGAATTAATTTTGCGTTGCCTTGATGATGATTTACATCTTAAAGTAGAGCCTCTTGCATTTGAATATAGCAGATCAGCTAGCACAAACCGCCATGATTATCAATATGTTCTTCAGCTTCAAGCTTGGGCATATGCATATGATACAAAACCGTTTATGCCTTTGATGGCAGCAGAAAACATTGTTAATAACGCAATTGGCCAATTAACTGGTTCGTTAATGATTGCTGATAACGTTATAAAGAATGTTGATTCACATGCATCTAAAGTTAAAAACATAATTAGAAGCGTACAATCTCCTTTAGGTGCAGTTGATCAATTAGGCAGATCATTTACAAGTTTAAAGTATACAGCATCTTCAATATCAAAAGCGTATGATGATGCAAAACGTTCATACTTTGAAACAAAATCTGCAGTTAAATCTACAAATGAAGCGCTCCAACCAGAAACGCAAAATGGAATACAGGTTGTTCACCATCATGAAAACAACACAATAGAAACACCTGAAACAAATTCAGAAATTACAAATGATTTATTCAATTATTATGCAGCACTTCAAATTAATGTTGAAAACCTAATACGTATTATGCGTGGAAGTGTTTCTTTGCGTGAATACAATAACTTTATTAACCCAGCTATTTATGTTCAAACAGATCCATCTGGTGAATTCCTGTCGGATGAAGCAAACTTAGGTAAGTTAGCTGGCATACTTGAAGATATTGAGCAAACAGCAAATGCTCCTGAAGATACTGTACCATATAGATGCCAAAGAAACGAAGATCTTAAGAAGATTTCAAAGAAGTTTTTTGGAACACATGATTTATGGCCTGTGATTGCTGAATTAAATGGCATGCCTGATAGCAGAAGAAAAGCTGATGGTGGTATATTAGATGCAGGTGATGTTATCTTTATTCCTTTTGATGGCGTGTTAGGTATGAACACATTCTCTGAAAAGGGAGATATTTATTCAGTTGATATATCAATGCCTTACGATGATTTAGAAATAATATCTCAGGACGTAAATGATTTTGAACTGATAAGTGGAATTGATAACTTACGCCAAGGTGTTAAAAATAAATTATTAACATTCAAAGGTGAAATGCCTAATTACGAACAAGTAGGTTTGCCAAGGCTTTCATTTGTAAATGATGTAGATTATACAGCAGCACAAATACGTGAAGTTCTTATTAAAGATCCTCGTATCGCTGATGTACGTAATATAGTTGCTGAAGTTGAGAACGATATTGTAAGAATATCAGTTCAGGTTCGTACACTTTCAGGTGAAGATTTTACTGTGAAAGTTTAGAAAAATAAATTTAAAAAAACAATACTTGAGATATAATTAAGAAAGAATAGGAGTAATTTTTATGGCATTTACACCAAGATTACCGGGTGCTATTGAACGCGACATCTTAGCCAAAATATTAGGCCGAACAAACTTGAACGATGTAAACGTTGGCTCAACTCTTCAAACATTAGCTAACGCAGTTGCAACAGAGCTTTCATCAATGGAAGCAAGAATGTTTAATATGCGTAGAAGTTTTGCAATACAGAATTCATTTGGTTCGGATTTGGATGCACGTGTTGCTGAGTTGCCACCTTCAGGAATAGAACGTTTAACTTCAACAAATGCAAGTGGTGCAGTGATGAAATTTACAAGATTAAATCCTGCACTCCCAGCACTTACTATAACAGCACCTGCAATATTTCAAAATCCTTCTACAGGAATAAACTATGAAACAACAACAGATATTGTTTTTGCTGCTGGTGAGCAAATAAAAGAAGATATATTTGTTGTTGCAATTTCACCGGGTGAAGATGGCAATTGCGAATCAGGTAAAATCATTACTGTAATTGATTCTGGCCTTGCTGAAGATATTACGGTAACAAACACAAAGCCTTTAACGAATGGTGTAAACGAGGAAAGCGACGCATCATTACAAGCAAGAGCACTTCGATTTATTAAATCATTAAACAGAACAACACCTGATGCCGTTGAATTTTTAGGTGAATCATTCTTATCATCTGATAACACAGTTTTCAGATTTGCAGCATTATATGAAGATAATAGGCAACCCGGATATTCAGAGCTTGTTGTTGATGATGGTACCGGCATTCGTGGACAAGATGCTCCTGGCCAATTAATAACAGGCACAGTTCCTGCTGGTGGCATGAATTATTTAGCTCATGATTTTCCTGCAATTGAAGATCTTACTGTTGATAATATTGTTATAACTGATTTCAACGGAGACGTTATTCCTATATTACCTTCCCAGATTAAATCAATTCCTGAAAGAGGTATAATTTATTTTGATGATGGTGTTTTATTGGGCGGATATTCATATCAAATAAGTGATTATCGTGTTTTCAAAGGTGCAATGAAAGAGTTGCAAAGAGAAATTGAAGGTAATCCATCATTTGGAAATACATTAACCGGCTGGCGTTCAGCTGGTTGCAGAATTCGTGTAGTTTATCCTGATATTCAGTTTGCAAGCTTTCAAGTTAATGTTATTGTTGATCCTAACTTTGATGTTGATGAAACATTAGCTGCTGTAAAAGATGCTGTTATTGAATTTGTTAACTCACGTGATGTTGGGCAAGAATTAAGAATTGCTGATATGACGCGTGAAATAATGACGACACAAAACATTGTTTCAATATCATTTCAGGTTGCAGCAGGCGGATTACCTTTAGAAGATATATTCACAACATCAGGAAAAGAAGTTATTCGCTCACGCGAAATTGATATTAACGTTGATAGCGTATTTTAATACATAAGGAGAATTTTAAATGGCTTACAAAGGCACAAACGTTACACGAGATATAAAGTTCCATGAAAATCAACAGTTTGTTTTAAAAGACGCTGCGGATTTACAGAATCTTATAAACAATCATCGCCTTGCTGATTTTGCAAGAGGTGTATTTGGCAATTATTACGGATTACTTACAGGTGGTTTTGGTTTTCAAATGAATGCCTCTGAGCTTGAAAACGGAAACGCAATAATGTTACCTTCAAAAGATTTTATATTTCGACCTCGATCTGATAAATGGGATGAAGTTTCTGCATCATCAAGCTTATATGAAGATTTTGATGGGGTATTTAATATTGGTTGGCAGAATGGTGATTCGTTAATTACTTTTGCTGCAGATGATTATTATACAGCACTCGAACAAAAAGTTACTTTAGGATTAGCATCATATCAAGCAGTATACCCAGGTGCAACTAAGGCAGAATACTTTGCAGCAATTGCAGCAGGTACAACTGCAGGATTTACAACTTACCTTGTTGGGCAGGTTGTTCCAACTGATGGTGTTGTTGAAAGTAGAAATATATACGACGATATTGCTCAATCAGCAACAGCAACAAATGTTGAAACAAGAAAAGAATTTCTTGTTCAGCTTCGTTTGGAAGTTAGAGATAATATACTTGATCGTCAAACTGATAGTACATGGTCGTTAGGTGATTTCCTTATTGGATATTCACGTGCATATGGAACAGTAACAGTTTCAGGTGTTGAAAGAACACGTGTTACAAATATGCAGATAATGGATCCGGGCAAAAATATAATGGAAAAAATAAGAGTTGATTACAGCTCTTCTTCAAACGATCAACAAAATTCAATACTTGCAGCACTTCGTAATCTTGCTGATTATATGGCTAAGATGAATAATGATGGTTCCGATGATCCTGTAGAATTAACATCATTTGAAAGAAATAGAAATGTTATTGAAAATGCAAAACCTGTTAACAGCTTAGCAGGATTAAGAAAACGTATTGATACTTTCTTGGAAACTTCTGAAGTAATCACCACAGAACAAGATGCTTTAAATGATATTGATACTCCTGCTGTTGCCAATGAAAGTACAACTGGTAAAATTATAGCAAGAGCAACGTTGCATTTTAATGAATTCTTTTTGCAAGATCGCGTGCCAACATCTACATACGATGCAACTATGGCACCATATCCTCCGCTGATACTGAAAAATGAAACTGATGAAAATGGAGATCCTATTCTTGGAAAATACCATGGTGTAACTTATCCTGTGAATGCAGATAGAGTTACTTCAGAAAACTATTCATTCGGTTTTGGAACTCCTTTGGATTATACAGACGATTTTGGTAATGATTACACATATAGATTTAACTACATCTTTACACCTGCATTGAACCCCTACGGTGCTTTATATTTAATGCTTCGCCCAGGATTTGAAAATGATTTTGCAATACATTCAGTTAATATAAAATGTATTGCTGAAGGTACTTCGTACTATAACAAAAATACTCATGAGAAAAATCTTGAAAAATGTTTTATGGTACAACAAGGAACAGCATCCAGCATAAATAAATATATTCATTTGGTATCACCTCTAACGTGGGCAGGCCCTCTATCAACAGATTACATAACAACTACTTTTGGTGATGCTTACGCTGGGAGTGATTACAAAGGCATATATGGCAGAAGCGATTCAATATCACAACACACTTTAGGTGTAGGAAATGATAATCGCCTTTCAGATCCTGTTTATGAAAATCCTACAAAGGCCCAAGAAATATTTGCTCCTGGAACGTTTCGATATGCTGTTCGAATAAACACACCTCTTGTTTCTCCTGCATTAATGCAAGATGATATGGAAAGAATTTTTGAATTTGATACAACATCTTTTGATACAAACATGAATGCATTTAAAGATGAAGACGGCAACGCTTCTTTCAGTAGCCACACTTCTGGCTTAGCATCTTCAGGTATACAAAGAGGCTTCGCACAGTTCCCGTTCACATTAATAGTTGAAGTATACGGCACCAAGAAAAATACTTAAGGAGATAAAATAAAATGGCTATAACAATAAGTTCGATTACCAGTTCTTTAACGAACAACAAAGTTGCTGAAGCTGATTTGCCACAAACAGTTACATTAAATTGTACAGCAGTTGATAGTGAAAATCCAAGTGCAGTTTTAACTCAGCATTGGTTTATAATTGATAAACCCGCAGGAAGTGGTGCTTCATTAAACTCAAAAACAGGTACTTCAAATACAATATCATTAGATGTTTGGGGAACGTATCGTTTATTTGTTGTTGTTCGCAATGAAGATACCCTTGAACAAACGACATCAGATGTTTTCAGAGCACCCGGTGCAAACTTCATTGATCTTTCAGTTGTTTCAACAGCAAAAGAGCTTGAAAAGCCTGCAGTTTCTGAAAGAGATTGGCAACCAAAACTTTGGAAGTTGTTTGATGTAGTTAATGATTTAAACAATACCATGGTAAATGCTACATCAAGTATCAAAGGTGTTGTTGAATTAGCAAATATAACTGAAATGGGTACTGCATCGGCAACCGGTTTAACTGGTGCTTCTTTGGCAATTACACCTGCAATACTTAAAGATGCACTTGATTTAAGAAATACATCACAAACTGCACTTGAATTAAGTTTAACTAATCGTTGGGCACATGATGCAGGTTTAAATGTACTTTCAGCAATTGGAGATGTTGCAACAACAACACCTACAGATGGGCAAGGTTTGATATGGAATGATAGTGCAAGTGAATGGCAGCCAGGAAATGTAAGTATAAGTGGAAACATTGATGATTTAGATGATGTTGATACAACTACGCTTTCACCTTCAAATGGCGATTTCCTTGTTTGGAATGGAACAAACTGGGCACCTTCAACAGTAACCTTAAATACTGGTGATATCACGGCAGTTATTGCAGGTAGCGGTTTAGCAGGTGGAGGTTCAAGTGGTGATGTTACATTAGTTGCTTCTGATATTGATACAACACATATTGCAGCTGATGCACTTATTATTAGCACTGAAGCGTTTTCAGATGTAGATGATAAAATTATGAGTGCTGCTGCTATCAATGATTTAATTGAAAGCAAAAACTACGGTGATATTACTGCTGTTGTTGCAGGAACAGGGTTGAATGGTGGTGGAACAAGTGGATCCGTTACATTAAACGTAAGTGGATTAACATTAAGTGAGTTTGCTGCAGGAGAAATACAACTTGGTGGTGAAACATTTGTAGATACTGATTCTCAATTGATGAGTGCTGCTGCTATTAATGATTTAATTCAAGCAAGTAGTGGAAGTGCTTCTGTTGGTGACCAATACGACATTCAGCTTTCAGACGGAAGTGGAGGATTTATTGCTTCAAACTGGCAATTCAATTCAACAAATCACTTAGCTCCAATTACAACTAATGCTTATGATGTTGGAACTTCAACAAATCGTGTTAGAAAGATTTATGCTTATGATGGTCAGTTCTACGACGACGTAAGAGTTGAGGGTGATTTAACAGTTGGTGGTCAGCAAATCATGCAGGATTTTGCATTTATAAATGATGATGGAGCTGCTGGAAGTTTATTGTTTACTGCAGGTGAAAACGGTGTAGTTACAGGTAGCATTAGAAATCTTACTGATAACGTTATTATTGAAAGTGTTGCAAGTGGTGGTGAAGCTTCATTGGAATTTAAGGCAGGAGCAGGTGCAGTAGCAACACAAAAGATTTTATCAAACAGTGGTAAACTTTCTAATAACAACTCAATCAAACTTCCTGCAATGGTAAGTGCGCCATCTGTTGGTGATTTCTTAAGAACAACCGCGGTTTTAGGTCGAGATGTTGAAGTTGAATTTGAAGCTGTTAAAGAAAGAATTGTTTTCTCAACACACGTTTCTCGTGAAGTTACTGAAGAAGCATCATTCTCTGCAGGAAATATGGTGTTTACTGGTAATCAACAAGCTTGTATGTATTGGTTCCAGAATAACACTGGTTCAACACTTACACTTAAATCAACACATATTCACGTTGGTGAAATGAAGAACCTAACACTATCTTTCAGTTTATGCAAGGCTACATCAGCTTCAAATGCTATTTCAAATACTTGGACGCAGGTAGGAAGTGCATTTACTATAACAAACTCTTCAGGAGCCGATAATGTTATTGGGCAAGCTCAAACTTCAGTATTTACTTCAGCTACTATTGCAGCAGGAGAATACTTAGGAATCTGCTGTACAGATATACCAGTTCTTAATAGAGATGATCGCCGAATTGTTATATCATTCGAATGTGAAAAATCATTATCGTAAATCACGACGTTAACTTCTGTTAACGTTTCTGTTAAAAGATAATTAAACATATATAGATTACATAAAAAACAAGCAGAAGCCAATCTGCTGTTATAAGGAGACATCAATGGCATCAACGTTTAAAAACTATTATCGAGTATCACCAGCTGAGTATGCAATTGAGGTGGATCCTCTTGCGATAGAACTTGGCTTTGATGCAAATTTTCCTGATTTTTCAGAAGCAACTGTGCCTTTTACAAATGAATTTTTAGGATTTGGCTCAAGAGTTCCCGTGCCTTTTGGAGAAATTACACTTCCTGAACTTAGCCCTGATGCTTTAATTAGAGCAGGAGCTGATGCAGAAGCTGATAACGATGGATTTGTAAGAGCAATTCCTGATCTTGGCTTTGGTGGAATCAGTATTGATTATTCAGAAAACCTAATTGAAGAACTTCAAAATGAACCGGGAGTTGACCCTGATATTTTTAATGATATTGATTGGGATGCACTTCCTCGAGGGTGGGGTGAGCCAGATCCTCCTGGGAATTTTGATGGCGCGTCGTTTGGTTTGCTCAGTAAAGGGCAATTAGATATTGCTGATAATGGTGGCGATGTAGTAACGATAAATATTCAATTAAAACGTATATTTGACGACCCGAATGCTGTTGGCCCAATGGGCCCGTTTATTGTTACATTGCAAAACGAAGCAGATAATATTAGATACCCAACATTTTCAGGTGTTGCACAACAAGGAATAGTTTTATATTCAAACTTGGCACAAAACAAATTACATTTCTGCACAAATCCGATGCCTCAAGGTAGATATCAAATCAATATTCAGTATAGAAACGGTGAAGGCATATGGAATATGGCTTATATAAACAATGCCTTGCTTGTTGTTCATAGAAATAGAAACGATAGAACAATGGGCACTCGTGCTGCTTTGCCTTCGTTTTGGAATGCAGGTGAAAGATCTGATAACTTTACTCCACCAGTACCTTATATTAAAGGAACTGAAAGTAATGCTGCTGTAATAACATCTGCTATATCAGAAGCAACAAATTATATGATCGATAGCGATTATACTGTAACAACTGAAGAGCTGTTTCCGGTTGATAATCCTGGGCCGCTTAATTATATAGTTGAAGTTGAAAGCACAAAAGGCATGCCTTCATTTGGCCAAGTTAATATTGGTGGCGATGTATATGATTATGAAGTTAAAACATCACGATTGCTTACACTAAACGAGTATACAACAGGGCAGATAAAGAAACGCCTTCCAGTTGGAACAAAAGTAAATTATAATCATCGTGAGTGGAGTGAAATAGAAAACATTTATAAACGCCAAAACTTTAATTTGCCTCGCCCAGGATTTGAAATAAGTGATACAAACTGGTATGCAGCATTCAGAAGAGTTTATCAAGGTGCATTTAATACGCAACCTGTATTGTTTAATTACTTTTTTCATCTATTCAGATCTCTAAACATTAGATTTTTAGCAACATTAAATGATCAAGGTGCTATTATAACTGCACCTGTTGGTGATTATGATGCGATATATGATGCATTACCATTTGATATTCAGGATAATCTTAAACAAAACTTAAGAAACCGAACATTGAATCGATCACATGAAAGAAGAGCTATTGTTATTCAAGAAACACCTATATTTGATCTTGAAAGAGACAGTATATTTTATACAAATGGCTCAGTAAAACAAGGATTTACTCTTGAGCCAAATGATACTGCATATTGGCGTGGTTTATATGAGTATCACAACTTAAACGAAGATGGATTTCCTATAGATGATGATGGAAATATTATTGCACGTCAAGATCTAAGAACACAAACATCTGTAGAAGCTGGCGTTGCAAGAACAGCAAGATTAGAAACAGGTAAATTATATTTCTGCGAAATCCTTCCTTGGTTCTGGAAGCAAGATTGGGATGGAAGATTTACTCTTGAAATTGATGATAGCGTTCTTGATGTACTGTTATCATTTATCGATAATAACTTTATTGATTTTGATATATTCCTTGATAGTACTGATGCAGAAGGATCACGTCGTGTATCAGCTGATTTAGGTTTAAATGATTTCTTATCTTCAGGTGTGATTGGTATGATTACAAAGAGAAGAAGAGGTGGTAATTTTGGAACACATGCATTGCCTAACTCAAATCCATCATTGGTTGAAGTTGATTTAGAAACAAACTTTATTTTGGAAGAAACTGAATAGGAGAAAAGTTATGGATAAAAAACCAGTAGCTGATAGCAGTAAGCCTATGCAAAGCAAAAAGTTTTTAGCTTATTTATTAGCAGAACTTTCAACAAAAGGATTGATGGGATGGCTTATCACACACATTGGAACAATTGATTTGTATGAAATGTCGATACTACTTGCAATGGTTGTATCATCTTCAGCATTAACAATAGGATACGTTATCGGACAATCGAGCCTTGATAAATACCTACATTCAGCTGTTGAAATATTTGATCGTGAAGATCAGAAATTAAAAAAAGAAATAGAAGAGCTTAAGAAAAAAGATTAACAAACCTAAGGAGGTTATGAAGTGAAGAAGAAAAACAATGTTCAAAAAATCATACCTCCTTCAGATGATGCTTCGAGAATATTAGAAAGCTGGAATCCTGAGTTTATAAACTGGGATGATCCTACAGTATGTGCGCTTTGTGGAAAAGTTGATTGCATATGCACAATACAAATATGTAATTGTGGTAGAGAAGCTACCAAGTGCAAAGGGCCTGTGTGTATTAACAAACAAGAGAAGGAAAGCAAATGAATTTAATTACGAGGATTGTTGCTGCTTTATCTTTATTTGCGATTGGTGTAAACATATCTATTATGATGCAAAGTTGCAACAGAGATAACATGGTTCAACCTGTGTATACTCCTTGTGAGCGAGCACACCAACACATTTCAGAATGTACATTAAAAACTGATGAATATGTAATTTACTTTCCTAATTGGGATGAGTATTGTAAAGAAGAAACACCTGAAAAATTTTTAGAAATGGAGTGTTCTGAAATAATAGCAGAATTTTTTGACGGGAGATAATCATGTTGCCTGAAAATATGGAAAATGCCAGCATTGCAATTGTAATGACTGACATTATTGGTAGCACAAAGTTCGTGCAAAAACACGGAGCGTCTGTTGCTGCTCAATGGTTTTCAATACATGATAAAATAACCATGTCGTTAATCTATGAATATGGTGGGCAGTTTATTGATGCATCTGATGGTATGCTTTGTTATTTTGCATCTGTTGGTGATGCTATAGCTTTTGGATTTGCATATAAAAAGAAGCTGCGACAAAAGAAATTCCCTTTCAGAAGCAGGCTGGGTATTCATTGGGATGATATGATTATCACAAAAACAAACCAAAAGCTGGTAAAAGGTGGTGCAAAGCGAATGAACATTGAAGGCATTGGTAAAAATGTTTGTGCACGTATTATGAGCATTTGCGGGCCTGATCAGATTTTGTTATCATATTCAGCTCATTTACAATTCAAAAAACGTTTATCACATCATCGACATATTCCAAAGCAAACAATGATTGTTCTTGTTGGTTTATACCAGTTCAAAGGTGTATCAAATCCTGAGCAAGTTTATGCTATTGGCTTAACTGAAGCACAATTACAACCTCCTCCTGATGGTGAGAAAGTAAAACGTTTGGGTGGTGCGAAGAAAATAAAAATGCGCCTAAAATATAAATCACTTAAAGAAAAAGTAGAATATATATTTTGGCGCATTGGATTTGCAGCAGTAGTAATTTGGATTTATTTTCTCTGGCCTTTGTTGGTTGATCCTTGGGCAAAGGCTTCTTGGGGAATTGATTACTGGTTTTTAATTCCATTCGAATGGATTAATGCATGTTTGGTACCTTTAAGAGATTTTGTAATTTGGTTTTGGGAAAATTTTAAGAAATACAATCTATAACGACGTTACTTCTGTTTTAATTTTCTTTTTGTTTTACTATAAACATAGGGGCGATGCGGTTTAAAATCAAATAAGGTGCTCGCAGGGCTTCCATTTTGTACATGCCAACCTCTTTTCTTCATGCATTTACCAAAAGCTTTATGAGGCTTCTTGGTTCCTTTAGTTATAGGGATAATTTCACCATCAAAATCATATTGCGAGAAGTGGCCTAAGCTTGTTCTTGCATGAACTTCGTTCCATTTAGTTGAATACATTATTAAACCATTATCATTTGTATAACTTAAAACCTCATCAGTTGCCTTCATAACATCACCACAATCTGAATGAATATCTGAAGGTATGTGTTCAATATACTCAATACATACCGCGACATCAAGCTTTGGAAGATCTTCAAGTTTATTAATAATAATTAAGTTATTTAACTTAAATCTTTCTTTAAGTTTTTTAAATATATTTATTGATTGTTGATTGATTTCAATATAATATATTTTTGCTTTGGGTAATGCTTTAGCCATCCAAATTGAAGTTAATCCCAAGCCGGCACCCCAATCACCTATGTGTAGTTCTTTATCATAAAAATCAAGAACATGTAGATTTCTCAAAACATTTTCAACAATACAGTTTTGCCCCAAGTTATTTCTTTTTCTATGAAACTCAGCTGTAACATATAAGCTACAATGTAATGTTTCTAATAAGTAATGGGGATTACTGTACAACGCATTGCAATTCCTATATTTATCCCAATCATCATATAATGGATTTAACATGTGAACGTTGTTACTTGTTTCAAACATTTGATTCATTGTTTCAATAGGAATATTAAGTTCCTCAGCAACTAATTGAATGAGAAGCTCTTTAAGTTCCTCAATTCTTTTGAATCCAAAATCTGAAATTGGCATTTTAGGAAAATCTAATCTTTCCAAAACACATTTTTTATTGGGGCCATGATATACATTGTGGCCTTCAACAAGATATTTTGATCCACGGGTATTTAATAAAAACGTTTGGCCGTTTTCATGAATTATTTCTCTCTTCTTTTTCATGTTTACACCTTTCATTAAACATAAGTATACAATCTGGAGTTTTAAGATG